CTCAACAACGCCCTATGCTATATGCTTTGCATAGCATAGGGCTAAAATAGCTAGACAACTTGTTGTCAGCTATTTTTGTTGAGTTGGGCCCTTAGATGAACATTAGGTGAACAATTAATTCACTTGGCGTTAACCAAAGAGATACCTATTGTTCATAGTCAATCCTGTAATGTAGTTAGTAGAGAGAAGCCAAGGGGGTTTCTCCAAAGTAGAGAGAGAACCAAAATGATAAAATCACTTTCGAAATTCACTGAGGGTATTTTCGAGCAGTTCACAAGTCTAGGACTAAACCTAGTCCAAACTGAGGGCGAACTAGAATTTAGTTTCTATGTTCACGGCGATGTTAGGGCAACACTAGAGGGCAAAGTCAGAACGGGCTCAAGTACTTATTCGAGCATTATTGTTTGGCAAGTTCACCACATCGAGAAAATTGAGGTTGATGAGGACGGCAACACTGACGCAACCGGCGTTTATTATGGCGATTTCGATAACCTCGATTTAGCAATTTTACAACTAATCAAAGTCATTACTGAGGTTAGGCGTGAAACACTAGGCAACTAGTTCACCAAAAATTCACCTGCTGTTCAGAGATGAACAGTGGGTGAATTTTGCGCCAACTCAACAAAGCCACAAAGCCATATCCACCCTAGATCAAAGGGTTGGCTTTGTGGCTTTGTTGAGTTGGCAGGTTTATTCACCTAGTGTTCACCTAACATCAACCTAGCGTTTACCTAGCAGGCTTGGCGTGGTGTATTGTAGTAAGTGAAGCAAGGCAAGAGAACTTGCTCACAAGAGAGAGAATAAAAATTATGGAAAAATTTACACTTGCACTAACCAACGACTGCACTTGCGAGAGTTATGACGATGAGGACAACTTAGTGCCTAACGAATACTGCTATGGCGACTGCTGGAACGATCAAAAAGAAAACTTTGAGGCGTTTATGTTTATGCAATGGGCAATTGCTAACGACATTAAGGACACAGACTTGTTGCACATCGGCGGAGATGGTATCGGCTGGCAGAGATTAAGCGGCTATACTATTGCACAGGCGACTACTAACTCAATTATCCAGAGCCTATCCATAAACGGCGATTTTACCCTCCGTTTCACTTTAGAGGGCGATGAACTAAGCGTAATCCGTTCAAGTCATGATGAGCCAATGGGCACTGGTAAGTTAGTGTTCAGGCTCGCAACCGAAGAAGAAATTGAGGTTTGGCGAAACAAATAGGTTTCTCTCTCAAGAAAAGGACTCCCCTGCTGAAACTGGCAGGGGAGTTTTCTTATGCCAACTCAACAAAAAGCAACACGCCGATCCCCCTATAAATCGTGGCGTGTTGCTTTTTGTTGAGTTGGGGGCGATTTGTTCATCTGTTGTTCATCTGGCTTTTACCTGACGGCTACCTGTGGGCGTGCCCTATGCCCTAGTATTAGAGAGTAGTCAAAAGGCTACATAAATGAGAAACGAAAGAGAGAACCAAATGGCAAAATACAAGATAGTTGCTACCTATGAACACGAGGGTATCGTGAGTGGCAATAGTGAGGCTGAGGCAGAAAAGAACTTTCTGGCGAACCTGAACCAGTATTACACCTCAACTGAGGACTTTGAGATACACAAGGTCTGTGATGACTGCGAGAATGAGTTAGACCTTGACGGCTCTTGCTTTGACTGCCGTGATGAGGAGGAGGAGGACTAATGCGTATCTGCGAGTTTGACGGAACAGAAACCGAGGGCGATTACTGCCCGACCTGTAATGAATACAAAGGGCTAATCACGCCAGAGGAAAAACGAACCCTCGGTATGATTACCATAGGCTCTGCCATAGATGAGGCTATGCGACTAATGGAAGAAGCCAGAGAAGCCTTTGGCGAAAATGAGGAGGAAAACTAATGGAACTAAGCGACAAAGAAGCAAAGGCAATAAAGGCAATTTTTAGTGACTGGCAAGATGGGGCTACAACAGCAGAGGAAGCCCTATTTGATTTAGAGCAACTAATAAATAGTGAGGAAAACTAATGGAAATCAAGTTTATTGACGAAAGCCTAGTTCCAAGAAAAGGCAGAGCAGGAAGCACTATTAGAAACATTGAGCCGTTTCTAACAGAACTTACAAAATACCCGAACCAATGGGCTATTTACAATAACCCTGTAAAGCGAAGCGAAATAACTTATTTACGCAGAAAGTTTCCTAAGTATAATTTTGTTCATACAGACAAAACAGAAACTTTGTATGTGCTTTACATACTAAATAACGAAACAAACTTAGAGTAGGTTCTCTCATTTCCCTACTCTAACCACAGCCCCAGAGCGACCCCCTTTCGCTCTGGGGCTTTTTTATGCCAACTCAACAAATAGCCAAATAGCCACTTTTCTCCTGATCGTCGAGTGGCTATTTGGCTATTTGTTGAGTTGGCACATCTGTTCATCTAACGTTCATCTTACATTTACTCACTGGCTACCTTGTCTGGTCGCCTGTGGTATAGAGTTATCTATGTAGCCAAGAGGGGCTACCAAAGAGAAAAGAGAGAACCAATGGAAAACCTATTCGGCGAGGGTGTAATCAACACCGAAGCAATAGAGCAACTAACCGATGAGCAGGTAGATACTGTGCTTGCTATTCTAGAAAAGGCAGGATACTAATGAGCGAGGTAATTTCTGTAAGCGTAGAGGTTTCGCTTGACGATTTGTGGGAAGGTATCTGGGGCAGTGATGGCGCAGGTATTACCTACTGGGCAACCGAAATCCGTAAGCCTGATGGTAGCAAGATTAGCCTTTGGCATTTGCCAGACTACGAGCCTAACCCACAGGATTTCAAGTTGTATGACCAAGAAGAAGACAAGTGGCACACCGTTACGCTAGCGCAATTAGCAAAGGGCTACCAGTTGGCTCTAAACTCTGGGCAAAAGCACTGTGGCACTTACTCCCTAGACATAGAAGACCCTGACGCTTGTTTCGGTGATTTGGTTATCCAGTATGCGATTTTCGGTGAACTGACTTACGGATAAACCGGCAAAGACCAGCCCTCCGGCAGCCTGACTCTGCCGGAGGGTTTTTGCCAACTCAACAAAAGCCATTTAGCCATAACACCCACTAGATAAGAGGGTTGGCTAAATGGCTTTTGTTGAGTTGGCTGTATTTGTTTACCTACTGTTCACCTGACATTCACCAGCTCGCTACCTAAAAAGTCATTAGGGGGCATTACTATTAGAGAGTAGCCAAAAAGACTACACCAAACAGAAAGAGAGAACCAGCAAATGGCACTTTGGACAGAAACAGAAATCAACCAAGAAATTTGGGATAACCGAGAGTGGATTTTAGGGCGACCTTACCCCGAGGACATTGCTCACGAATACGCCGACGGGGCAGTCCCAATTTATACGGCTAACATTCAATTAGACTGGGCTAGCCTAGACTTTGAGCACCAAAACAGGTGGAAGGAGTTCGGCTACGACAGCCCCGAAACAATAGAGGATTTACAAAAGGTTGATTTATACATTTTTTATTTTGACCTATACTCGGGGGCTATTAGTGAGTTAGTGAATGATAAAGTCCTAATAGATGGTGAATGGATACCTAGAGAAATCAGCACCTCAGACCTAAACCACATCTTCGGCAATGGAGAACCAGAGGCTCACCAGCCTAGTTAGATTTATCGGGTTCTGAGGAGATTACCCGATAATACAGCCCCCCAGCGAACTCCCAAGGTTCTCGCTGGGGGGTTTTTTCGTGCCAACTCAACAAGCCTTTAGCCCGAAGCCCCCTAATAAAGATCGGGCTAAAGGCTTGTTGAGTTGGGAGCCGTTTACCTGCTGTTCACACAACATTTACTTAGAGTTTGCCTGTAGGATTTGGGTTTTGCCACCCCCGACTGGCATAATAGTAATACATAGCAATACACAACCTACAGAAAGAGAGATTACTATGTATGAGAACCAAGAGAACCAAGAACCAAAGCCAGAACTAACTGTTGAGGAGAAACTCGCAGAGGCAGGTCTGACCGAACTAGCAACAACACCAGTAAAGCCACTAGCAGATGTATTAGGGCTAGATGTAAAGTTCTATGGCTACATAGATAATGGTTGGGTAACTGGGGGCGAAAAGGTAACTATTCGCCACGAACTTACTCACCTACACAAAAACCTAAAAAGCCTAGAAACCGAAAAGCAAGAGTGGTATGTAAAGTGGCAGGAACTAAGCCGAAAAGTTGGCAAACTTGAGGACTACCTTGACGACAACTGGAGCGACATTGACGAGGAAGTTCGTAACGAACTATGCGAAATCTTCGGCATTGAGGATACAGTCACAAGAACAGTAAACATTACCATTACTGGCACACTAGAGGTAACAGCCCCTAGAGGTTATGACTGGGACGACATTGAGAACGACCTAGACATTACAGCAGACGCTACCATTACCAACAGCGACCTAGAGGACGCTAGGTATGGTTTTGATTTAGACGACACAGAGGTAGAGGTAGACTAACCGACAGACTTGAGGGGCTGGTTCTCCCAGCCCAGCCCCTCAACCCAAGCCAGACTGGTTCTCTGGCATAAGAGCCCCCTAGCGTTTCGTTCATTGTCGCTAGGGGTCTCTTCCCAACTCAACAATTTAGCATTTAGCCCGAAACCCCCTAATAAAAGATCGGGCTAAATGCTAAATTGTTGAGTTGGCTGGTTCTGTTCACCTGTTGTTCATCTAATGTTTACCTGGAATACACGCAGGAGAGTTGCTATTTAGAGAGAGATGGGTATAAACTCGTATTACAATTCACAGAAAGGAATTGAGAGATGAAGGTAAAAGACCTAATCGCAGAGATACTAAAGAGAAACGCTCTAGATGATGAAATCATTGTGGAGTGGTGGGACAAGACCTACTTTACCGATACAGGCTTAGATAGAGCAGATGTAGATAGAGTATGGTCAGAGTTCATTGGAGAGGCACAGCAAACACTATCAGGTCACATTGAGTTCACCCAGACTGGGTATGAACTCGCTGATGATTTAGAGTTTCTAATCAAGCAGAAAGAGGAGAACTAATGCCGAATTGGGCTAGCAGTAAGGTCACTCTCATTGGTGACTACGATACAGTAACAGAGATAAAGAACAGATTAGCCACGCCTTATACTACACCTTGGGCTGGAGAAACTAACTGGGACAACACCACTATCCCAGCCGAGCAGGTTGAGGGAGTATTCTTGCTATGGAACATAGTAAAGCCTGATAACCTTGATACCTACCTAGAGAGGGGTAAGAAAGCCTTTGAGGAAATCGTCAAAGCCGACCCTGACTTGGTAGAGATAGACAAGGCTGATAGAACTAGCAAGCCTTTTGATAGTAACGAGGCTCTAGTCCAAATCCTACAAGAGCGTAAGACGAGTGACGACTGGTATAACTGGAACTGCCGTAACTGGGGAACTAAGTGGGAGATAACAGACAAAGCCTCTATCGTCTATGAAATGGCTACTATTCTCGCAGGTGAGATGGGCGATACTGACCCTGATACTATGCCAGTTTCTCTGGAGATTACTTATCACCTAGAAAGTGCGTGGTCACCACCAGCAGAGGCGTTAGACCACTTGGCTAGACAATACCCCGACATCACTATAAACTTATCTAGCATTGACGAGAGCGACTGCTTTGCTTACGAGGCTCAATGGTTAGACGGCGATAAGTTCTATGAGAACGAGCCTGAAATCACCCACGAATTAGGTATGGACTTGCGTGGTTACTGTAATTTGGAGTGCTGTAATGAATAAGAATAGATACAGCCCTAAGCACAGATACAACCCAAGCCCACGCCACATAGCAATAAGACTGCTAAGTAAGGTCATTATTGCCCTATCCCGACTACAAGCACGACTAATTACAATGAGGAGTAAGTAATGGAATACCCTACTTTTGACCCAAATGAGCCAGCCGAGGTTCGCCACCAAAAAATACAAGCCTATTACGACTTTCGTGAGGCAGAACGCCAGCGTAAGCGACAACTAATAGAGGCTAGATACAAGAACCTAGGGTATAAATCCCTAGCCGACTTTTGTAGGCGTAATAACTTTGGCGTAACTGCTGGAACTGTAGGCAATTACCTCAAGGGAAGTAACACAATGCCATTGTATTTCTTGCCTAAACTGTGTTATGCTCTACTAATGACCCCAAATGAATTACTCGCCTTGCTAGAAATCTATGACCCTAGTAAGATGAAAGCAAATACTAATGAGTAGTTATACAGGTAAGAAGTGCTTTGTCTGTAAAACACAACTAAAAGACCCAACTGTAGCCCCAACTGCTCTATGTATGACTTGTGCCACCGACTTTCTAAAGTGGTATAGACAAGGAAAACATAAGAATTAGCAGGTGATTTGTCCCACCTCGCTATAGGCTGGTCTTTTTCCCCTTTCTGTGACCAGCCCGAAGCCCCCAAGCCCCCTCTCTGGCTTGGGGGCTTTCGCATACCCAAAATTGTTGAGTTGGTAGCCTTTTAGCCTTAGCCGTGCCGTGCGTGCTCGCTACGCTCGATCGCATAGTTAAGGCTAAAAGGCTACCAACGTAACAAAACGCATAGCACATCAAGGTAAACAGCAGGTTAACAGAGAGCTAACGGCGGGTTAATCTTGGTTATAACGATTACATAACAGAGAGAGATACCCTATTGACTATAGAGAGAGAGTATGCTATGAGCCGAATAGAGAGATTATAACGATTTCGTTATAATCCTTGCTAAATAGCCGAAACTGTGGTAATGGCTAGGCTACTGCCCAGCAATACAGAGAGAGAGGCAGGGATAAGCCCAGATGTACAGCCTGTTCCTCTGTTGGTTAGTTACTAGGGCTACACCTATCCCTTACTCTCTATTAGTTCTCTCTATAAGAGATAGAAACAAAGAAATAAGCAAAGCCCCGTAATTTCTGTACTTGGCGTTGTACTTGGTACTTTCGGCAGGAAGCCCAGAAACTAGATGAACAATAGGTTAATAAATGCTTATTTAGGTTTATGGCTCTAGGTAATGTCGTGTCTATCGCATAAAATCGGAGAGAGAGGTCAGGCAAGAGGTCTGCCCCACAACTAACAGAAAGTATCAAATCTTATGAGTATCGCCCTTATGGTATCTACCCCAGTAACAGACGGAAAGGAACAGACCCTAATTGTTCCAACCGAGAGTGAGGTCTTAGTATTTCACCGAGTATCTAACGGACAGCGTGGCAGAGGTCAGGCGTGGCACAAGGTCACAGATGTAACTACCTTGCCCCAGACTGTCGCAGAAACCCAACCTGTCGCAGTTGCTATCAACAGCACAGATGTATTTAATGCCAAATACGGAAATGTAACAGCCCTATCAAGTAGGCTCACCAGCCTAACTGGTGTCTATGAGTACAGCCTAGAGAACAGAACAGCACATCAGGCTTGGGTCACAACTCTAACCGACAGACTAATCGCTGGTGACCAGAGCCTATCTAACTATGTGTCTGATAATCGCAGAACCAACCCTGTAACCATTAACCCGATTACCCCAGTTGAGGTTGAGGCAGACGAGGAGTTGGCTGTTGCTTTCGTTCCTGTAATGACTGCCCCGACAACACCAGCCCCAGCCCCAACTATGGCAAAGCCACAGTTACAAATGGAAATGGCAAGCGTGCCAGATATTTCTTGGGCTAAGCGTTACCTAAATCGCAAGATTACCAAGACCAGAACGGACTTTGAGATGTTGGACATCATCAAGGCAAATAACCAGAACCTACTAATCAGAGGTCACGCTGGGTCAGGTAAGACTATGTGTGTTATCGCTTGGGCAAGTTCTAGGGGCTATCGCTACTACAACATCTCTAGCAACATTGGACTAGAGCCGAGCCACCTATTCGGTATGTGGATACCTACCGAGAACGCTGGCGTGTTTAAGTGGCAAGACGGACCAGTTACAGACCTAGTTCGTAATGGTGGCGTATTGCTATTAAACGAAATTGACTTTATGCCAGAACGAGTTACAACAGTTCTGTTCGGTCTGCTAGACGATAGACGAGAAATCCAACTGCTAGAAAATGGTGGTGAGGTAATCAAGGCACACCCAGACCTAGTTGTTATCGGTGACCACAACCCTAACTATCGTGGCTCAAGACCAATGAACCAAGCGTGGAAAGATAGGTTTGCCCACAAGTGGGAGTTTGGTTACGATAAGGCTATTGAGAAAAAACTTATCGGAAACGCTACCTTGCTAGAGGTTGCTAATCAGTTGCGAGAACAGCACGAACGAGGCGAGATAGATACCCCTATCTCTACCAGAGGTCTTGAGGCTTTCGTTAAAAATGTAAAGAACATAGACCTTGAGTATGCGACAGCAACCTATCTAAACTCGTTCTCTGATGATGAACGAGAGGCTGTTAAATTGGTCTTTGATACTGCTAAGGCTGGTATCGCTAGTGGCTTTGGTATCGCTGTTGATGTTTCACTTGAGGCAGACGAGGTGGCTAACTAATGGCTAAGCCAAAGATTACAAGACAGTCCATAGAAAGCATTAGCGTTGGCAAAGGTTTCTATGAGTGGCTCAATGAAAACGGCTACAACGCTAAAGACTGGGATAGGTCTAGCGAGGCTATCAAGAAAGCCATTAAGGAAACTGGCAAGACCGAACAGGAAATCTTTAACGAACGAGTACAGTTATCTATGGATATCCAAGAGGAGTACGATATCTACCTAGACGGCGAGAAAGACAGGGCTAGTGGTGGTATCACCACTAGGAACAACACGCTAGATAGCATTGTATCTGTCTATCAACGAGCCGACAGGATTTTAACTGGTCTAAATGTTATGGTGTCTGTTAGCGAAACAGAGATAGCCCCTGCCTATAATGACGGCAAAGATATCGTGTTCTCTGGCAAGTTGATTAAGGAACTTGACGAAAACACAGTCCTATCTTTACAGGGTCTTAACTACCACGAATTAGGTCACCTGCTATTTACACCTCGCATTGGTACAGCGTTGGGTAAGTGGGTAGGCGAGAAAGTTACCAAAGAAAAGTCTTATGTGTATGCGACAGATGAGGCTGGCAAGCCCCTAGTTCACACCTATACCACAGAGGAATTGGCAGACCCTATGCGAAACTCGGTCTTTAATATCCTTGAGGACTGCCGAGCCGAATATTACCTAACACTCAAGTATCCAAGCGTTAGACCATTTATGGTAGCCCTGCTCGGTGATTACCTGCTAGAGAACAAGACAGAGAAACTAGGCGAACAGTTTATCCTGCTGGCTGGGCGTAAGTATTTCTCACAGGAATTACGCAAGATGTCTGCCCAGATGTTTATTTCTAAAAATGGGTTTGATAAGGCACAGGCTATTTACGAAATCATAAATGAATATCGTACGCTGGTGTTCCCTCGCCAGTATGACCGAGCCAAAGAACTAATCACAGCCCTAATTGCTCTGTTACCTAGAGATAAAGACGGCAAGCCAGAGCCACTACCTCATAACCCTAATGGTTGTACCTACCGAACCCCTATGCGAAATGGCAGACCAGTTGGCGAGAAAGAACAAGAGGGCTTACTAACCCTAGACGGCGATAAGACAGACAACCTATTCGGTGGGCTGTCTGCTGGTAACGAGGCTGGCGAGGAAACAGGTGAGGTTAATCCTGATACTGCCGATTTCATTAACGAACAGTCAGAGGTAGTTGAGCAATTAAACGAGGCTGTTAATCGTGCTAAGGCAGATAAGTCTTTACAGCGAAAGGTCTTAGACACACTCAAGGCTATCCAAAAGGATAGGAGTAGCAAATCTACCCTAGAGAAAGGTAGGGCTAGCAACTTTACCCCAGAGATGTCTGAGGTGACTGCTAGTAGGCTGTTCGCACAAGAACTAGAACTGCTACGCATAGAAAGTGACCCAGCGTGGGATAGAGAAAAGCCTAGTGGCAAGTTAAATGTTCGTAGGGCTATGAACGCAGACATCAACCAGATAGATAGACTGTTTGATAGGTGGTCAGAGGGCAACGACGAGTACGACATTGAGGCTAGTATCTTGATAGATAAGTCTGGCTCTATGTGGTCACTTATCGGCTCGGCTTGCCGTTCGGCTTGGGTTATCAAGCGTGGCATAGAACGCATTAACGGCAAGGTATCTGTATCTGCCTTTAGTTATGGGGCTAAGGAAATCTACGACAGAGATACCCCTGCTAATGCCTCTGTCGTTCGTATCGTAGAGGCTGGTGGTGGTACTGACCCGATAGACAGCCTAAACGAAACTAGACGAATAATGGAAAATACAACTGCTAAAACTAAATTAGTATTTATTCTCACAGACGGCGAGTGGTCTAACTCTGCTGTATGTGACCAGAAAATCGCTAACCTAGTACAGCAAGGCTGTTATGTAAGCGTGGTATGGCTCGGTGACGAGGACTATGCCAAGCAAATCTTATCCAACCCTAAGACCCTTACCAGTTACACACACAACGCTAGCGACTTTAGGACTATCCAAAATCCTAACGAATTGGTAAAGGTTGCCAGAGATGTTGTTAAACATCAAATCAAAAGTAGAAAAGTCAGGGGTTAAGTACTATGCTAGAACCTATCATCTATGGAGTTCTGTTGCCAGTTGGACTATTCGGGCTAGAAACACTAGCCCTAATGGTCTGGCTACACTACACATCAGAGCCAAATAAATCAAGAAAGAAAGGCAAATCAAATGGGCGATAGGAGTTCTATCTACATTACAAGCGAGGGCTTACCAAAGCCGATACAACTTTACGGACATTGGGCAGGTAGCGATAACGCTGTCGCAGTTGCCACAGTTCTTAACAAGACAGACAGGGTAGGTGACCCAAGTTATCTAACAGCCCAACTGTTCTATGAGTTCGCTGTCGTACAAGGTGGATACACAGGCGATATTGGCTTTGGTATCAACTCGGTTGATGTAGTTGATTACACAGATGATAACGAGCCTATCGTTGTTAATGCCGATACAGGCGAGGTACAGTATGAAAATACGCATTACACACAGGAAGATTTCGTTAAACAGTTTAGCGAATTACTAAATACGAAAGTAGAGGAAACAAATGATTAAAACTAATAAGCAAAAGGAAATCGCTTGGGTATGGTTCGTAGCCAGATACAAGAAACTTGGCTACAAGTCACTCAACCAGTTCGCAATAGCAACAGGGTTTCAGAAATCTAGTCTGTCTAGGTACTTTCACTTACAGCGAGAGATACCGAGTGGAACTATCTCTGCCCTATGTGTTACGCTAAAAGTTACCCCTAACGCTTTGATGAGAGTTATCGGAGAGGAGTGGAACTAATGGAAACTAAAGAACTAATCAAGTTTATTAAAAAGGCTATGCGAGAGTTTAAAAAGGATATGAAAGTAGCCGATAAGCATAACCTAGATTATGATTATGCTTATGCCGAAGGTGCTTACAATGCCTACGAAGTTATGCTAAAGAAATTAAAGGAGAGTAACTAATGGCTAAATACTCATTAGAGATTTCGGTATCAGTAGAAACTGACGCTACCGATTTAGATGACGCAACAGATACAGCCGAGAACTTTATGGCAGAACTAGATAAGTTTATTAAGAACAACCAGCATAATTTCATAAATCAGGGCTGGGTCAGTTTGATAGAAGTTGTAGAGTTAGAGGAGAGTAAATAATGGCTCAGACAGTTAGAGAACTAATTGCCGAATTGTCGGAAATAGAAAACCAAGACCAGCGTATCATCTCTAAGTATTTCTTGGCTGAGAACTTTGAGTACGCTGACGGAACACCTACCCCAAGCCCTAAAAAGTTTGAGGACTTTATCGTTATGGAACTAACCAGTTATGATGATATCTGGGAGAGTTCCTACGACCTGCTAAACGACTTGATTTACGATTTTATGCGACAGTTCGTATGTAACGAGTGTGACGAGCCTATCTCTGACTTAGAGAGGGCTGGTAATGACGGAGTATGCGACAGTTGCCAACAGTTAGAGGAGAGTGAATAATGGATATGGGAAATGAAAACTGGGCTGGCAGTTACAATGCTGGCTGGGTAACGGCTGACGGCTCGTATGGCGAGGGTGGTGTTATCTTGTTTGACCCAGATAAAATTAGCGAGTTCCAATACCTAGTTTTAGACAACCTATCCGATAGCGAGAGGTATGACTACATCAACGCTGTTATGAACAACGAGGACTTGACCTATTGGGAAAGCGATTACGAAAGCGAAAGAGATAATGCCTAAATACACAGTAGAGGTACGCCAAATCTGGGAGATAGATACCAAAGACGGAGAGGACTGGGGCAACCTGCTAGACCTCTCTCAAAAGAGATGGTGGCAAGACGGAGTAGAGATAGACGCAGTTACTTTACTAAGTGCTAACACAGAGGTTATAGAAATTGAGGGAGAGGTTGAGGAGTAATGTTTGACTATGACGGCTGGCTAGAAAGCCCCTATACAAGTGAGAGTGATGGCTGTGATGAGAGTTGCCCTGTATGCTGGAACGAGTGCGACACCTGTAATGGTCAGGCAACTTTGGATAACCTAGAGGCTTGCCCAGCCTGTAATGGCGAGGGTGGTATCTTTGACCCACAGAGCAAGTATGAACACAGAGATTACTACGAGGGTAACGAAACCCCAGATGATAAATAAGGAAATCAAATGACTATAAGCGAAATACAATTACTAATAAGCCTATTGCCTTTGGCATATGTAGGTGGTGCTGTAATCCCTATCATCTTGTCTGATGTGAGAGTTAGGAGAGTTCCTAATAAAATGGTTGTGCCTTTAATGGTGCTGACCTTGTTGTGTTGGCTGACTTTAGCCATATGGCAGGGTGAGTGGGCTAGGCTTGGTATCGCTGTTCTCTCCTTTATCGGAACTACTGTATTAGGCTTATTCTTAAAGGTGAAGTATGACCTATTAGGTATGGGTGATGTGAAGTTGCTCTCTGCTCTGATGATGATACTAGGCTGGTTCTCGTGGGGAGTAACCCTAGCGTTCTTGCCAATTCTGGCAGTGCTATCTCTTGTAATAGGGTTCTTTGTAGTGGTGCTGTCTGATGTTAAATCCATAGGACTAACCCCAATAACATTTCTAACCTTCGGTTTCGCATTGGCGATAGCGTTTAACCATTAAACAGCGATTTAAATATTAAAGCCCCTAGCGATAGGGGCTTTTTTATTGCCCAAAGTTCCTGGAACCTGGGCTCAGGTACGCTGCGGGAGAGATAAATTGTGAGAGAGATAAAATAGCAAAAAGCCCATAGTCGTATTTAACTATGGGCTTTAATGCTATTTAGAGAGAGAGAGAGATTTACTGGTTGTCCTTGATGAGTTTGATTTCACAAGCGTCAGTAGTACAGTAAGCCTCGCCGATAGCGTCAATAGCCAGACCCTCATAGATACCCTTAAAGTCAATAGGGAAGAGTTCCATAGCGTACTGTTCGTATTCTTCTTGAGAGATTTGAGAGTAAGGCATTTGTGGATAGACGTGGTTACCCATAGGCAAGAAAGAGATTGTCTTGAGTTGGCCATCGTACATATGTAGTACAGTACCTACATCTTTAATTTCTTTCTCTACATCAAACGAGATGGTTACAGATACAGAGTTATCTGACCAGTAACGCTGGGCAGTCGCAGCGAGAGATACTTTCTCAAAGATAGAGACATCTTTCTCGGAACGCTTGGCGAGAGATTTGATAGGGAAGAACACCACAGAAGTTTTAGTAGGGTTCTCACTAGCAGGTTCTACTCGGTAGTTAGCCATTTTAAAGAGAGAGAGCATAGGGTCATCATTACCAAAGCGGATGGCACGCAAGAAGTACTCTCCACCTGGTGTCCAGTGAACGCCAGGGCTTTCGCCAGAGAGAATAGATACAGTGCCAGAAGGCTTTACAGTAGTGGTTTTAATACTTTCTCGTATTCCAAGCCACTCGGAATATGCTTTATCGTAATTAACGATAGTGTTGTAGCCCTTGTCCATCCATTCACGTAGCTCAGGAAGCCCGTTTAGATCCGCAAAATTAGCAACACCAGACATAGAAGTACCAATGCGTCTGTTTCTCTGCATTATGGCATTTGTTTCTTCCCAGTGGGTAGGCAAAAGAGTAACAGTCTTGGCGTAGAGATAAGCAAACTTGAGAGTACGCTTGTAGTCCTCTAGGCTATCGTGTCTGTTCAGGTAAGTTTCTACCAGAGTACAGCACTCAAAACTTTCTAGAGATTGTTCAGCACAAGGGTTATATCCCGCAGCACGCCAGTCCTTATTGTTGGGTTGGTCGGCCAAACGCCCATACTTACGAGTTACATCCATCCAGATAACTCCAGGCTCACCGTTGAGAGCGATACCATCTACGATAGGTGAGAGGTCTGTACCCACAGAAGTCTCCACAGAGTTATTAGACATCCAAGCCCAGCCTGGATTTTCTGGGTCGTAAGAGTTACGCTCTGGGAAACGGTCAGCGTTCTTGAGATTTAGAAAGTCTTGGTCGTCAATGCGCCCAAGCAAGAGTTCAGCAGAACGGCGTACGTTTCCGGAGACGACGCAGACACCAATCATATTTCCTATATCGGCAATATCAATTCGGGTTACCTTATTTCCAGCCCTGCCATTAAATAGTTTTCTGATTTGCTCGTGTAGCTTCAGAAGCGGTTCGTGTCCCGCAGCAGTTCCACCGAAGGTAGCGATAGGCGCACCAAAAGGTCGGATATTATCGTAATTAAATGCCCAGTTTGGCTGGTCTGGCTTTAAATAAGCATTTATTAAAGCAACAGTGCTGTCCACCCAGCCTTCGCGTGTGTCAGGAATTTCGTACATTTGTTCGCCTTTTGGCTCATAGATATCAAAGCCTTTATCAGCGCCCTTGTCGTCAAAGCCCACACCTACGCCCAGCATCGAGGCTTCCATCAAGAACGCAAATGGCTTAGCGGGGTTGTTTTTAGACATTTCATTAGTAGAAACAAATGCGCAATTCTGTAATGCCGCGCTATTCTTTTGGTCATTTACCAACGGGGTACCCATTACCCACAGGCCGCGACCAGGCGGGGTCCACTTCAGGTTAAACAGGCGGTCAAATGCTTCCTTAGCAGAAGCCTGTGCCTTAGTGTCGTTCCAAGGTAGTCGGTTAGTCTTACAGTGGTCTTTCTGTAGTGAGTACATACCGTTAATAACACGCTCACATACATCTAGCCAAGTTTCCTTAGTTCCATCAGCCTTTAGGCGGGAGTAGGTTCTTAGAAAGGTAATCTCTCCAACAGAGTTACCAGCAACGTCTTTAAACCCCCAAGGAACTGGTTTTGTCTTGTAACTTTCTACAAAGTCGGATGTTAATTTAAATGATAATGGCATAGCATTTCCTATTCTTTTATGAGGGGGTTAGATGTTCTAGTATAGATTATCTCTCATCGGGATTGAGGAGAAATTTAAGATTGGGTGTGTTATTTTAAGCAGATTTTAGACTATGCCTAAATTAACTAAAATAGGGTGGGCTAGTAACTAGCCCTAGACATCGGTAATCTTCTTAATTACATCATTTGTCTGTTCTTCGTTAAGTCCATTATTAGGTAATTCGGTTAGTTTTTGCGCTCGGTCACCAAACAGACTGGACAGTACTCCAGCCGAACTTCCACGTTCCATAGTCACTCTCATAACCTCTTTTGACTCGTCTAGTTCCTTAATTGTCTTTAACATTTTAAAGAACCTATCCATCTCTAGACCTGTATTCGGGTCAGGATATCCACCATTCAAATCTTCAGCAAACTTAGCAAATGCCACTCGTTGCCCTTGTATTTCAAGGAGGGAGTTAATTAAGCCCTTAAGTTGTTCCTTAGTCTTTACCTCAACTGGTAGGTTAAACGCACAAGGGTTATCAACCTTAAACGCAGGACAGTTATCTTTTACAAAACAGGTGTTACACTGACGTAGGCTAGTGCTGTTGGAGCGAAGCACAGGTACTTCTTTGATAACATCGCGGCCAGTTTCGTCTTGCTCAATTACTCGTGAAACATCTACCCCAAGCACAGGTAAAGTACGAATTTCGGCAGGGTTTCTTGTCACAAGTTTCCCTTGTTCAGACCCCCCACCAGTAACATCAGGGGTAGTGGTTTCCGGTAAATCATCGGGTGACGAAGCACTGGCGCTAGTTACTAGCTCAGGACCCATTTTTAACGCCCATTCTTCTAATTGATTGTATGACCAAATGGCTAATTTAGACAATTCTACAGCGTCATCCGCCAATATCTTATCAAAACTTAGGTTAGCTAGCTCATACGCAGCCTTATACCTAGACCTAGCCTGTTCTTTCATACGCTTTGGGTAACGGTGTAGTTGATTACCGTACCAAACAATAGTTTCGCCCCTCATCATAGGTGCTAACCAAGCCAGCGTGCTGGTAGTCTCAAATGGCGAATTACGGAACATATCAGGCTTGATGGAGTTAAGCAGATGGAAGCGGGCCCCGTGCTGCGTGGTAAACTTGCGAAGCATAGGAAGTAGCGGTTCAACAATATCGCCCTGTATAAATATATTTAAATACCTCGTAGCAAGGCTCTCAAGGCTTCCTGACGTGTAAACGACACCAAACTTGGCTTCATCTATCTCGTGCCACGCAGAGGCCCGCTGCTGGGTTATAAAGTCATCTGGAAGCGATGGATGGACTACCTCTGTAAAAATGGTAATTCTTTTTAGGTTATTATGAATAAACTCTTCATAATCGGCACAAAAATCAAATAACTCTTGCTCAGTCAGCTCTGCTGTGGCAGGGATGCCTGGATGCACATATATCTCAACATCATCTTTAAAGTAGTTTTCTAGTAAATACTCTTTAGTCTTTGGTAATCCGCGCTTTACAATACCCCAATAACTAACGCCAACCTTCTTAGCGCTGGCTTGGTCAAGGATAGTTCTATTGCTAGGGATTTCACCGCCCAAATATACTATTTTCATAAACGGTCATCCTCTAGCATAAGTTGTACCTGTCTATCTAGTTCACTAACGACAGCATCCCAACTCTTGCGGCCTTCTCTGCCGTCTGGTCTAAACTTGGCACTCAAATAGACAGGATGTAGCCATAAAAGGGTTTTAATGCCGTTTTCAAGGCATTTAACAGCCAAATCCATATCTGCTGTGACTATCAGGTGCAGGGGCCCAGAGGCCTGCTGGTGCTGTATTTTGCGAAAGTCTTTATCTTCGTATTCACCAACTGTTTTATTAGAAATAAACCCATCAATTTCGGTAAGTTTATGTTCTTTACACCAGCGCTTAGCCTCTTCCTGGTCTTCACAGGCGAGGGTAACTAACCCATTAACATTTAGGGCTTTATATAGGGAAACACCCTCATATATTGGCGTTTTATTTTCAGAACGCAATACTCCGTCAAGGAACATTACAATTGCCACGATTAAGTCTTTCTAGTATTGGCGACGAGTTGCAGCTCGGCGAATCAATGTATTCGCGTCTGGCAAATCTACTCCGTATTTTGATTTATTTAGTGCTTCGTCTTGGGCATCCATTTCCTTCTTTAAACTGCGAAGGGACTGAATAACTCCAGATTGCTTACCTGCTTGCCAACGGTAGTTAGCGAAATCAGAATACCCTTCACCAGACGGGCTGAATGCGTTAGACCGCTCTGAATGAACGCTATCATAAAAAGCTATTCCTTGTGACATAGCCATACGCATTTCTGACCTAGCGTTTGCTTTGATTGCATCATTGCTGGCTTGCTCATACTTATTCTTAGCGGATACATATTTTGACAATATATCAATTGCCATTAGTCTGTCATTCTCCACAGCGTTTAGCCAAGCTGGGTTAGCCTCAACAGTGTCCATACTTGGAGTTACTGTCCAAGTGTCATCGGTGACTGAATAAGCAGCGTAAGGTTTAATGTCTACGATATTACTGCGCACGTTTACATAAAAGGTAAGTTCAAATACGCCAAGGAATCTTTCGCTGATTGGATGTAAATCTTCTCGGAACTCTTCGTTTAGCATTGATGCAACCTCTTGGTCACTTAATCCCATAAATCTAGTATTTGATTGTCTAAATCTAGGGTAATCAATTCCAATTAAACAGTCTAAATCGCCTGGGTCACGATTAGCGGCCCATTGATACGAAACTCCGGATCCGGCTAGCCAAACGTGGGACCAGGATTCTGCGCCTGTGTACTTGCTGTTTAAATGGTTAAATAGCAACTGCAAAATAGCTGAACGGACTGTACCATTTAGGTTTCCGTTTTTGAACAACCTTGGGTCTAGTCCAACAGAAGGTTTGCTAAAATATGATGTCTCTGCTGGTTCTAGCACTTAATCCTCATCGTCGTCATCAACAGGAACTATAGTCCAGTTAGGTTGTCTTATTTCAAATTCTTTACGGGCGGTTCTATCGGGCTCATCTTTTTTAACTGGGTTTACAAATCCACAGCCAACGTGAGCCTCTAAAAATCTAATGGTAGTAAACTCAGTGAAGGTGTCGTTGAGCCCATCAAGTTGCAGGGTTGAACCGCATTTACAGGACATTTCTGCGAACATTGATGGGCTCCTTAACGAGAGGGACTACTCTTTTATTGTACTCTCAGTTTCGTCTTCTGTGGCTGTATCCGCAGGTTGTGGTGAAAGTGCAGATAGGATTAGGGCAGCTAGCTGCTGCTGGCCAATGGAATAAGTAATCTCAGTGGTGGCTGCTCTTACTTCATTGACGGTAACTTCGCGGTCAATCTCTAGTTTAGAGGATAGGTCTGTCAGTACGTGCCAAGCTCCGCTTTCGCCCTTAAGCACAATAAAACCAGTCTCAAATCTAGGGATTTTTTCTTCTTCTGGGGTGGTAGGTGTGGTCTGTTCTCCAAGTGCCATTTTAATGCTCCTTAATCAAATGCTTTTATTTTGTCGTGTGTTTTTATCATATTAAACGATTTAACTGGGCAGAAATCGCACAGATAAATAGTTGGACCTGAGTATGCGTCTAGCTTTTCGGCCCTACGCATCTGCTCAGTACCCGCCGAAAGTTTCTTTTTGTCTGACTTGTAATCAGCACATTGACCCTTTGGGCGGAGATGTAAACTATAACACGACATAGCGTCTTCTGCAAACTGCATACGAGTATTGTAGAAAGGCAGACCTAGTCCTTCGCCCTCGCCACCAGATAGTTGCTTTACAACATCTTCTTTAAGGGCTGGGGTCATCCAGATGGCTTTTGGAACGTTCCACAAACGGCCATAGTGCAGTTCGCCGTGGCGTTCTGCTGTAATAGTTAAAAGGGTATCGCCTGGGTCTTCCTCGGCAGGAGGAAGCTCGTCAATGGTACGACAGGTCTTACATACAAGTAAACGGAAATACGGCTCTTGCTCTTCTTTAGACATATAGTGCTCCTAGTAGATAGGTGTTTATCCTATCACATAATTACTTTTGTGTGTTACTTTGTTTTCTTAGCCCGGGTCGGGTTATCGCCATATCCCATAACCCATTTTCTGGTTCTAAGTTGATTAGCTGCGTCTGTTTTAGCTTGGGCAACTTGTTGTTTACGATACGGATTGTAATGGCTAGTATCTAAATTAGGATTAACTCCTGCGTTTACATACTGATCCTGGGTTTTTCCTGGAGCAAACCCTTCAGGGTGAGTCTTGAGCAATTCACCAAGACCGCTTTGTGTAGCCGCTTTATGCTTAGATGGGTCACCTGAACGGTCTAAATTAGAGTCATGCATATTTCTTGTTGGGATACCTTTGGAAATAGGAGTTGGTTTATCAGTTGTCTTCATGTATCCAGCAACTTGACGAGCTTTAGCTCCAATTAGTTGAGGGTAACGAGGGCTATCAGGACCAACTTTTTTTATCAAACCGTCTAGTGTATTAATTTTTGTAGAAAAACTTGATGGAACACCAAACTGTCTTCCCCTAGTAACATACCTATTAGTTAAATCATTATTTTGCTCTGTGTATTTATTTACAGGGGCAGCTGGCTTAGGTGGCTTTTCACCCTTGTTTAATACAGTATATGAACCGTCTTTGTTTTTAGTTTTAGTTCCAGTAAAACTAGGTGATAATGGGTTGTTTACTGGGGATAATGGATTACTTGACATTCCGCTAAAGTGATTACCTTCAAACGGTGAAGGCCCATAATCTTTACGAGGGCCTACAGACGTGGGAATAGTAGGGATATCCTCAGCTGGCCCGTCATTTCTACGGTCATTGAATAAAGGCATTTTTACCTAAGTTTTTTTATTACTTACCAGAATCGTACTTTTTTGCAAGTGGATTGTCACTCCATTTTTTAGACTGATTCATGCGCTGACTTGCGGCTGCACCTTTGTTAATCCAAGACTTTTGGTAAGCGGCGTCAACACCATACTGCTTGTCATAGTAAGCTTGACCGTTTTTATCACCCGGACGCTTGGCGGCATCCCCACGACCAGCACGTGTAGTAAGGCCGGAATTAATATTGGCCATATCTTCAGCATATCTTGAACCATTACCGGTAGCTTTTGGATAAGTTGACCCATACATATTAGCTCCTCCGATATATCCCTTTGGAGTCGTGTAGTTCATGACATCTCGCTTGTTTTTATTTTGAGGAAGCGCAGCGCTTGGGTCACGTGGGTCAGCGATATCTGTAGCTGGGTTGGTGTTTCTACGGTCATTGAATAAAGGCATTTCTGCTTCTTTCTTTATAGTTTATTTTAGTTTAAAGGTTAAAAAGGTAAATTTAATGCTTAATTAAAAGCCGCGGCCTAACTTTTTAGAATTATTTTTATTGTAAGGTAAGGTTGAGTATTCTGGTTTATATCCAGGTCTCATAGGCAAAGTAACTTTATCGCTACCTGGCTTGGGTGAGGTACCTGTACCGCCTTTAGTTCTAGGCGGGCTTACAGGAGGTTTATTTGGCGTGGTTGTGCCTGTGCCGTTTTTTTGCAAATTGTCCCTAATCTTATTTACTGGCCTAGTAGGGCGGGTCATTGGAGGTTTTAATGGCATATTAGGATTTACTGGATTGATAGTGCCAACAGGCGCAGGTGCACCAGGCGGTCTAGGCGGGTTAGGGTTGGGGAATTGTGAATTATCTGGTAGCATGATTACTTCCCTGGAACTACCTTATTTGGGTCTTCGCTGTTAACGAAACCGTAGTTCATGTATGGGTGTAGACCCGCACGGTTTTTAATAACATTCTGGTCACCCATACCTGGGGCAACTTCGGTGTTTGGGCGACGCTTCTTGTACTTGCCGTCAGTTGCGCCTTTATCTAGGCTTTCGTTCAGTGAACGTGACTCATTTACTGCCATGGTTATCTCCTTACGCCATCTTATTGGCGATTTGTTTTGCCGCTTTGCGTCTTGAACAAGACGGACAAATATCCGAGTTAAGGGCTTGAACTGGGTTTAAAATCAATCCGCAGCTGGTACAACCTTTATCACCATTATAACTGGTGCGATTAACATCCGCTGGGTATGGTGTAGGAAATGCTGTTCCTTCGCCATCAGGGTCAATAGAACTAAGGTCCATTATGTATTTCCTAGTGCGTTTCTGCTGGTTGATTCTGTAGTTGTAGCTGCTCCTGAGAAATCAACACGCTGTTGAATTCGGCCAGATAGTTCTACTATATCTTTAATGCCATATTCCGAGGTCTCGTAACCAAATCTATTAGGAAATAGCTTTACTTGCGGCATTGGCGGACGTACTAAATCTTGGATTTCTGGTCCAGACATTGTATTAATTGCCATTGCCTGGGATAACATACGCTCGCTATTGCTGGCAAATGGGCCAATATATGCTTGCGGAGGCATAGCTGCCTCTGTCGGTACGCCTATTGGCTTATCCCACGCCCTAAATCCGTATTTACCATTTGGAGTATTAGGCATTAGTTTGATGCACCTTCTTTAAAAGCTGTTGCTCTGGATACTGCAGCACTTAGTTGTCTGTCAGTTACTCCATCAACACTGCCACCCGAAAGCGCATCTAGTGCCTCATTCGCAAGATAGCCTGTAGCTGCTCCTTTAAAAAAACCGCCTTTATTAACTTTTGGCACTTTTACTTTTGGCGGTTTCCCAAGTCCAGTAAATTTTGGTTTACCAAATACATTTTTTGCTTCTGGGTCAATATCTTTAGTTTTTATAGGCTTGCCTTTAAAATCTTTTAAGTTAGGATATAGATTTTTAGGTGCTTTTTTAACAATTGCTTTTGGAAGTGCTTTAGCACCAATTTTAGTAACTGCTTTAGCTCCCTTTGCTATTCCACCAACTACTGAACCAAGGGGTACTAAGTTAAGCCCAGCAAGGCCTAGATTAACTAAACCGCTTCCCCAATCACCTTTTTCAAAATCGTGATAAGAGTCTTCAGCAAGCATTGCGGTCCCAAGACCTGGTACAAAATATCCGGCAGTATGAACATTGTCGTTCTTTGCTAAATCAGTAACTCCGGCAACAGTTGCATCCCAGTTATTAGTTGCGTCTTTAGCACCCGTTGAAAAATTTGATCTTCTAGACTCTGTGATGTTATTAAAACCGTCTGGTAGTGGCGTACTATCTGTCATTTATTTATCTCCATTGGGGTGATAGGCCGCGAAGTTGTGACTTGCGGTTATTGTTCATTTCTAGTGGACTACTAGAACGTGTATTTGCCTTACCGTCGTTTACTAGGTGAGGCGCGGGTGCTAACGAGAAAGCTGGTGCAAAACGCTTTACTGGAACACCTTTACGAGCGGCTGCCATTTGACGTTTGATTCCTCTATCTGGTGCAAAATCAGGACCTAAGTAATAATCACCTGGGTCAATACGCTCGCCGCGATGAACGCCGCGCTGATATCCACGTTGCGTTTGGCGTACTTTTAGGCCGTGAAGGACCTGCTCAGATACGCTATTAGGGCGACCACGGTCATCGCGGCGAGTTCTAATTGTTCCTAAGTAACCATCTGGATATTCTGCAGACGGTTCACGACCCACACCCATGCGTAGGTAGTCAAGCTCCGAACGAGCAACAGCAACGCCACCTCCACCGTAATTGGTGTAGGTTCCATACATACCACCGGCACCTAAGCTCTGGGTATTTTGATGCGCACTTGCCATATGACAAGTTTATACACTAATTAAGCTAATTTAGTTCTAAACTCTTGTCCCATAAATACTGCCCAGTCATCTAGAATTGGCACTGATAATAGGGTAAATTCGCCTGTGTCTTTATACCACGCAAATCCAACGCCCTGTTGCCAGTTCTCCCAGTATTTAACTGGCTTTTCATTAGGAGTAATTCCGCCCTTAACGCTAGGTACCGAACCATCTACACGGCATAGACATCCAGGGCTAAACGCAGCGTTTCTACCTGGGCCAGTGCTTGTGTGGTTAGTGTGGTACAGCATTTCAATTCGGTGAATGTGCCCATAAATTACGGAAACGTGGTGATTTGAATTAATATACTTCATAGCTGTGCTACCGCTTGAATTAACCCGGTCACCATGGATGCAGCGTAGGTTCTCGTTCAACCAGTATTCGCCCGCTGGGTACCCGCTAGCATAGTTGATGTTTAGCTCGTCCATACGTAGTAGGTGTGGGAGGCTGTTTACTGGCCAATCACTTGGGGTAGTTCCTGCCTGACGCATATTTGACACGGCTGGGGCGTTCTCTGCTAAATACTTATATATACGGCAGTCGTGGTTACCTTCTAGGAATACAATTTCTGCATCTGGCACGGTTGCACGTTGTGCGGCTAGGTACTCGTATCCACGTTGAATAGCCAGGTTAGTTGAGTTTTGAAACGCAATCTCCTGATGGTGTCGGCTCTGTGCTGGTAGGTCTAGGGTGTCTCCTAGGTTTACCACAGTGTCCACGCCAAACTGCTGGTGCGCATAATTTAGAATCTGTAGGGCAATATCAATTGCCTTTTCTGAATGGAACTCAATTACTGTCCCATCCTCATATACACGATATCCGATTTGAGTATCCGGCAGCAAGGCCGCCAGTTTCCAATCGTTCTTTCCCTTTTTAGGCTTGACAATAGTTGATGGCTTAATTGTCATCTTCTGCGCCTGCATTAACGGAAATGGTTTAATTGGGTCTTCTTTTAGAAGTTTTGCTAATTCTTTGGCTAAGCTGTCGGACAAGTGCATGTTCCTCTCATGTGGTACGTAAATGACGTACGCTTAAATGGGATTTCTGGATGGTACTTTTTAATCAGGGCTAACGTCTCAGTTAGGTTTAGGTTTGGTCGATCTTTTAGTATTCCAAATACTTCCTGGAATTCAGCATCCTGGCTCTTTATCCAGACGCCTACCACACAGCCATCCACAGCTGATTTACTGGCTAATAGCTTTAGTTCATCTAGTAACATATTCCTTCTCTCGGTTAATGTTCATTAGTACTGTATCACATGTTGTCGTGGTACACCATGATTATTGCCGATAATATTTGCTTTGTCAAGGCATAAAAAAACCCGCCTTTCGGCGGGCTTTTTGTGGCTAACTTTAGTTGTGGTCTGAGATACCGTCAGTAAAGTTAGGAAGGGTACGGTTGATGGCTGAACGCACAATTCTACCGTTACCCTGTGTAGGACCAATCTGTGGGTCTACATATGAAGGCATCTTTGTGGTGATGCCGTACTGCTTAGCACTTGTACCCTTGACAACCTTACGAGAAGGCTTTGCCTGCGCGTATGGGTCGCCTGCAGCGGTGTTCTTCTTTGGCACTAGCTTGCCCTTTAGTGGCTTGCCTGATGCGTTTTTAACACCAGCAGCTGCGCTGGTACCCATAGTTGGGAATTTGCTATTTGGTTGTTCCATGGATTTACCTCTTTGGCCTAAGATGGTTGATACTTTAACGATACCGTTAATTAGTTAAATATGCTTAATTAACGGAATTTACTTTAAATACAATTGCGCTGATGTTTTCACCGTTAATCTCTACTGACTGGAAGCCTGGGATACATACTAGGCTGATTCCTCGTGGAGCGGTGTATCCGCTAGCAATTGCAATAGCTTTTACGGCCTGGTTAACTGGACCTGCGCCTACGGCGCGGATTCTACAGGTACCCTTTTCATAAATAGCGTGCGCAATTGCAGACGCAACGGACTGCGGGTTGCTGGATGCGCTTACGCGCAACACATTATCATCTGGTGATTCGGACATTATTACCTCTGGTTGTAGTTATTACTCCCGTAGTTACTACTATAAAGGTAAAATAGGCCTAATTTACTACCAATCCAAATTTTCTTTAATATCCGGCAGGGTACCCATATCGCGATTATCCCAGTCTCCGTCAAGGACCATAAGGGCAATAATTGAGTAATTAGCCATATCTATGAAGCTGTCGCGTAGGCTCTCGTTTTCAGGTGTAGCTCCGCTGTCATACAGGTGGTTAATCCTGGCCAACTTATCGTGCATACGTACTCTAAGGCCGTTCAGTGGTCCACCAGGGCTTTCGCTGATATTCTTTGGTCCGTAATCTTTGTGCTTCTTTACTAGCAGCTCCTCGGCCTCTAGGAATTTGGCAGATAAGGTTGCCTCAAACTTTTCTTGGATAACCTGCTGCTTTAGTTCTTCTGTGCTTGGTCCGGCTTTACGGATATACTCTTTTGCTGCCTCTGACCAGTTGGTAAAATCACCTGGGTCGCCTGGTTTATATGCCATTTTGTTCTCCTTGTTTAGTGTGGCAGGGGCAACTACAGGTTTTTTTTGTAGCTACTCCCATTGATAATTTAATTATTTCTGGGCAATTTTTGTGATGGCCGGTTATGCACCATCCGCTGTGCCCTGTTCCTTGTAAATTTTTATTAGTCATCTTCGTGGAATGTGTCAATATCAATACCAGAAATGGTGCCTATAAATATAAATAAACCGGTTACTACTAGAACCCCAAGGGTAATTATAAATAAAAACACAAGTAGTGTTGCGATTAGTTCTAGCATTTTAGCCCTTCAGTTTCTTTAATTCTTTTTCTAGCTCGTTTATTCTAGTGTTTTGTTTATGTATAGTCAAATAACTTCTGGCTATTAAATACGCAAACATTTTTATTGCAAATGAGTGTCTCTTTACTTCCTGATTAAAAGCATTCCACATTAAGGCTTTTCCCTAAAATTAGGTCCTTTAATCTTTTCAAGAATTTCTAATTCGTAGGCAAGGGTGCCCTTACCGGCAGCTAGCATAGCTAGAGCATACGAATCTGCGGCGTTATCGTCATTAAACTCTACGCCCCACTTCTTGTAAACGTTAAGCAAAATTTGGTTTTTTTGTACTCCAGTACCTTTACCGGTGATGTACTTCTTTAAAGTAGTCGGCGGAATAATGTACGGGTATTTGCCCTCAAATCCATCTAACTCTTCATAGCAGGTTAGCTTTACTACAGCACCGAGTTCACCTAGCATATGTGCCATTGTTGTACCAAATGCGTAGCCTTCCATAGCTACTGTTACTGATTTAAAGCCACCGGATAATACAAAAAGCTTTCTTAGTTTTTCTCGCACCCAAACTAATCGGTCAACGTGCGTATGCTCAGCTTTAAATACAATAGTCGAGTACTCATCTGGGTTATCAACATTCAATATAGTTAATCCAAATCCTGAGTAGGACTGGTCTATGCCAATAGCAATGTTATCTACCTTTGGACTTAGGCCCGAGCCAAATGACTTATCTTTAGCCATTACGCAGTAAACTTACGACTTCTGGTCTTGAAGTTGTCGCCGGATGTTCTACGAGTTAGCTCACGGCTACATACAGCAGTACTGCGCTCATAATTATTTACCATCGTCTCTAGCATCTTACGGTATGAATACTTAACCAGAGCTTCTTGACGAACATCTCCCAATGTAGGGTCGCCATCAACTAGGGCCTTGATAATAGTAACTGTAGTCTTAGCATTGCTTGTCTGATGACGTAGCATAGCCTCTGACTCAGCGTAGTCTCTGTTTCGCTCTGCATCTTTTTCATCAATAATTGCACAGGCTAGCTGAGTACCTAAGAATTCACTATATGCTGACAAGTGCGTGTACAAACGCATTAGGTCTTCATCATCTAGTTCTGTGATATCAGCTGGAAGCTGTGGACGTGGCATAGATGTTTCGCGGTCTACTGACAGACCTTGCTCATCAAGCATATCCAAGATGTACTTGCTGGTGTCGTTTGTAATTAAAGTTGTTTTACTCATTAAACCCTCCGCATTGTTTGCACTTTAGTGCTCCACCAACATTACAGTCTGGAGCAACATCTTTACCTAGTGAGTCTACCACAAGTTGTGCGCCGTCAATGATTGGTTGAATAGCCCAATCATCTTTACGGACAATAAACTCTTTTACTTCCTGTGTAGGCTTTGCCTCATAAATAAGCACAGCCTCTTGTGGTACATCTGTACGACCTGATAACTCTAGCACCTTCATATATAACTGAACTTGAGCTACGTGCGACTCAAACGGTGACTTAAGGTTTTTCCAAGCCGAATCAAAATTTTGGTCTGATGCAAACCAGTTAGACCGGTCATACCACATAAAGGTACCAGCACCTACTGATTTAATCTCCAGCATAAGGTCATCGCCAAATCCTTTTAGCCAGCCATCTGAATGGCCGGTAATCATAAGCTTATCGTACTCTACCGGAACTTCTTTGTACTTCATAGTACCTAGCGTATTACAGGAGTCGCAGCTTTCTGGGCTAGTTGCCCAGACTTTTATTAAGCAGCTCTTACACTCCCATACGCCGTACAGCTTGCCCATATCACGGAACCAGTTCTGCCAAGTGGCGTGGATGCCGTGGCCCTGTGCAAATATTAGTTCACGCTTAAACTGACGTGCTTCTGGTGTAGGGTGGTTTCCTTTTAAGTGAAAGTACGAAGCCCTGTGGCACCAGTACTGGCTTACCATAGCTGACGGGTGTAGGCCGTTAAACGACCTGGAATTATCTATTGGCTGTGATAGTACAAAGCGCTCTACCTTGCTAATCACACGGGTTGTTGATTTACCAGCATCTACAAAGTTCTTCAATGCGCCGGCTGGTATCTTTTTTAGTTTTTTCTCTGGCATGTTTTATATCCTCCAAGGAAGAACATAACACACATTCCTAAGATTGTCTACTAGCTTTTTTAGCAAGTTCTTCTAAAGTTGTTTTTTGTTTTTTAGCTTTGCGTTTTAAAGCGTTTCTTTCACGGTGGCTCATACCGCCCATAATTCCGTGAACTTCATCTCGCCTATCTGCGGCCATTAGGCATTGTAGTCTAACTGGGCACTCAGGCCTGCCGTCACGGCCAAAGCAAATTGATTTAGCTTTATCAGCTATTGGTTTGTAAAGCGCCTTATCACGAGGCGGAAACCAAAGGTCCGGGTCATAAACTGACACATATTCTTTTGTGTTTTCATCATAAATTCGCTCACCACATTTGGCTTGGTATTCCCAAGGGTCTGGTTCTGTGAATAGATTTATAAATGGGTTAGACAAGTAATCTCCTAATAGTGAGCTACTTCTCTTCCGTGTGCTCCTCTATACATTGTAACAGAAATTCACGCATTGTCAAAAAGTCATTTTCATCCATGACTACATAATTTACATCATTTAGGCTTATGCCCAGAACGGGCGTACGGCTGTCTAGGAGGGCCTCTGTAGTTATCTTCTCTAGCACATTAGACTTTAGGGTAAACGACTTCTTACCGGTCCACTTGTGCTCAATCAAAAGGTCCTGAGACCTTACATCACCTTTACGAAACCAAAAAGCGCCGGAGGCAACATTACGTTGACCTCCGACGATTTTAGCAAGACGCTTTTCATGCTTTAATGATTGCTTCTGTCCTTCGGATTTAGCCAATCTTTAAGGTACCCATCACGTCTTTAGTTAGTTGCTCTTGCAAGTCTACTTCTTCTCTAATCGAGTTTAGAAGCGCATCTGCACCTTGCCACTGACGCTCTGAGTAACGGTAGTACGCACCCGCACGAGTAACAAGTTTATTGATGATAGCTAGAGATACAATCTCTTTGGCAAAGTCATACTCGCCTTTATCAATTCCTGCACCATCATCGAAGTAGAAGTCTACAAACGCAGTCTGTCCCGGAGGGGCTGACTTGTTTTTTCTAGTCTGGAACTTAATAGTCTGACCAACCTTACGCTTTTCCTGACCTGTGCCAATCTCAATCCACTCGTCACGCTTAACGTCAATGCGAGTAAAGAAGAAGTAGTTTTTAGCTTCACCGCCTGGGGTGGTACGAGGATCACCATACATAACACCAATCTTCATGCGGAACTGGTTAATGATTAAGCCGATAAAAGGACGTTCGCCACCTAGTAAATCACGCTTACCGGCCTTTTCCATCTTGCGGAAGAACTTACCCATAAGCATAGCTCCACGGCCAACTGTAAACTCTTCCATCTCTTTCTCGTCCTCGGCTGAGGGCACAAGGGCTGGAAGTGAGTCAATAATCACACAGTCTACTTCTTTAGTCTCTACGAACTCTAGAACCGCTGTAAGGGCTGTTTCCATGACATTGCTAGTAAACACGTGAACGCGTGTAGGGTCTACGCCACACATTTCTGCGTATGCTGGTACCCACTCCTCAGCAGCAATCCAGATAGTTGTAAAGTTAGGGTCACGCTTTTGGTTAGCGGCAATAGTCTTAAGTGCCAAAGCCGTTTTACCATTGCTTGCTTCACCAATAATCTCGTGCCACTGGTTGGTTGGCCAACCTCCACCCAAAATCATATCTAGCGACAATGAGCCTGATGTGAAACGAGTTGGTGCAGCTACGTCTGATGCTAGTACAACGGTATTATCGCCATACTTTTTATTAATCTGTGCTAGAACTTTTTGAAGTGACATTAGCCAATCCTATCTACAATGGTGCCTGGGTTAAAGTTATTTGCAGTACTTACCTGCTTGGCAGTAACGGTGTTACCATTAGTTGGAATTCTGACTCCCGGCATACCTGAACCAGACTGTTGGATTGGATAACCGCAGTCATAGCAACGTGGAGCTGTCTCTGGCGTCATCTTTCCATAGTTACCGCTGGAACAGTTAGGGCAACGACCTGGGTTTGTAGCACTAGCAGGCAACATACGCCCAGCTAATTCTGGATTATAAGGAGGCTGCTGCGTTACCGGTGGGTAACCTTGATTAGGAGTGTACCCTGGGTACTGCGGAGTTACTCCTGGGTTAACTACCGGCACCTGTTGCTCCGGTAATCTTGGTTGTGGTTGTGACTGTGGCTGTCTAGGTGTACCTAGCTTATCTGCCCACCAATTACTCATAGTTCTCCTTCTTGAATACTGGTATGAGTACCATTTAATTTGATTATCTTTAATTCAGCTAAGGCCGAGAAAGAACTTAATATCCCAGCAAAAATCATGTGATAATAGAACTCTTTAAATGCTTCTTCTGAGGCATCAATCATATCACTTGTTATGCCTTCTAGTTTAATCATTTTGTCCCTGTGTAAATTAAAAGCAAACTCTGAAGTAGCGTTTGCGTAAAAGTTAAACAGCGGAACTACCTCAGTTAAATTCCCTATTCTAGTGTCTGAATCTTCCTGCTCTTTAAGGTCGCCCTCTTCGCTTACCGGAGTTAGGTTAAATAAGTGAGCGTATTTAGGAGCTTCATCACTACTGACGTCATATAAAAACCATCTAAATAAAGTACTAATAGGTATTTTATTTATCTCTGGAGCGCTGTCATCGTTGCTAATAGGCCAGGTCACTTTGCCTCACCCCACTTGTCTACAATCTTAATATCTGCAATTAGTGGGACTTTTAACACCTGTATATCCTCCATAGCCTCGCGCAGTTTTTCTGCTGTTTCTTCTGCCAGTTCTGCTGGGGTAGTTAGCACCAGTTCGTCGTGAACAGTAAGTATAATCTTAGCTTCTTTTGGAATCATTGACCAGGCTCGTACCATAGCAATTTTAATAATATCTGCGGCACTTCCCTGAATCTTTGTATTAAATGCTTGACGTTCAGCCCCTGCACGAGCCCCGTTATCTCTAGACATAATCTCTGGTAGATAACGACGACGCCCTGTTAAGGTCTTGATGTGAGCAACAGGTTTACCTGCACGAGTAGCTGAGATTACTTTAGAGCGATAAGTAGAAATTGCAGGAAACTCTTTAGCGAATCGGTCAAGCAATTCCTTAGCTTCGGTCTTGGTACAACCAATAGATGTAGCGATCTTGTCCGGTCCTACACCATAAGCCATAGCAAGAACAAGAACTTTACCGGCCTTACGGTCTACACCCATAGTGTCACCGATGGTGGTATAGATATCTCTACCCTCTAGATAGTTGTCCATCATAATTGGGTCTTCTGAGAATGACGCAATAACGCGTGGCTCAATCTGTGAGTAGTCAGCTACAACTAACTTGTGGCCTGGAGGCGCTGTAAACAAGTTACGGATAGCTTTACCGTGAGGAGTGTGTGGAGCAGGTACGTTCTGTAGGTTAGGGTTACGACTTGAAAAACGACCGGTCTCAGCCCCGTGCTGTACAAAGTCACCGTGTAGTCGGCCGTCGATTAAAAGGCTTTCCTTAGTCTCTGTGCGGGTCTTTCCAGAGGTTGTGCGCTCAATCTCTCCGCCTAGATATGGGATTACATAAGTAGATAGCAACTTATTGTAGTCAGCATATTCTAATAGGGCGGTTACAAGCGGGTCTTTATCTCTGTACGGTTCTAATGCTTCGGCAGATACTGAGTAGTCTGACTGAGATAAGTCTGAGCCTTCTTTGTCCTTTTGATTACCCTTAGTAGTAAGCACCTTAGCCTTTAGACCACGGCCACCCTCTTCTTTAGGTCCGTACAGTAATGCTTGCTTTTCCTGATTAGAGTTAATGTTAAACTCACGGCCAGCAGCCTTGTAGATGTTGCCACGAGCCTCGTCTACCTTAGCCTCTAGGTCAATCTTTAGTTGCTCTAATGACTCGGTATCAATAACAGCACCGGTAAGTTTCATATCGCAGAGCACGCGCAGCACATCCATCTCTAGAGCAAATACGCGATTAAGGTCGGCAGCCTCTAGTTTAGGAGAAAGCGACTTCCATAGCAGGAATGTGTACTTTGAATCAAGGTAAGCGTACTTAGCGACAGTTTTAAAGTCATAGACCTCAACTTCTTTACCAACGCCTTTTTCCATCTCATAGCCAAACTCACGCTTAAGGCAGTCAGCAAGGCCGCATCTATTTTTATTACGGTTATCAGAAATAAACGATGCAATCATGGTGTCAAAGTAAGGACCAGCTGGAACACGCCCGCCGTAATACTTTGCAACTGATGTAAGGTCAAATACTAGGTTGTGTCCAATGGTAAGGATGTTTTCATTAAACATCAAAGGCTCTAGGGCCTTAAACACCTCAGCCGGATACAGCTGTTCTGGAGCAGGTCCAAATACTTTAGTGGCTTTCTTCGAGTCACGGCTGTAATCGCTAGGTCTAAGGGTTAATCCCTTTTCTTTGCGCACTTCACCTTGACCGGTAAGCGGAAAAACTTCTTCAATAAAGTCGCCGTGTGGATGTCCCATAGGGATAACATCGCAGCGACCGTTAGTTGCAAATGTAATCCATAGGACTTCATTTACAGGAGTCATACCTCGGCGTGGGCCTACGGTTTCAACGTCATAAGCAAAGGCATCTTGAGTTAAGTAGAAATCTACCATCTCGGCAAGTTGTTCGGCAGTAGTAATAATATTCATAATATCTCCACAATAGCGTAATAGGCGGGGATGTCAAGTCCCCGCCTATTGCCTATTGGATTTAGATTAGTGAATCCGCGATCTCGTCGAGTTCCTCGAACGAGTGTTCCTTGATTAGGTTGCGTGAGTAAACCTCAGATGAAGAAACGTAAGCAGCTGCAGCATCTGCATCTAGCTTCCAGTCTTCCTCTAGGTCGCGCTCCTTAATTGGAGTTACGGTGTAAGTAGTCTGTGGACCCTTACCAATGCGCACAATCGCCCAGTATCCCTTTGTAAGTGGACCCTGTGGTGAGTAGTGGGCTGCGTGCAAAGCCTGATATAGACGTGCACCTGAAATAAGCATCTGACGCTGGATACCTAGCGGAGAGTTTAGAGACACGACAGTGAATGCGCGCTTGTTCTCTGGGCGGTCCTGCAGCTTGATGCAGAGTGGGCAATTAGCACCGATACAGACGTACGAGCGTTTACCGCTTGTCTTCTGCTTTAAGAAGTGCTGCTTGTAGATAGCGAACGGACCATTTTCGTCAAGGAACTTGAAGACCTGGTGCTGGTTCTCCTCAAACTTAACTTCTGTTGGGAAGTCGCTTGAGGTGGTTAGGGTTTCAGCTGCATCCCAACCAGACTGAACTGATGTGGATGTTGCTGTAGCCTGTGTAGGGCGGGCATCGATGTCGTCTGCAAGATAGCTAGCGGCATCTGGGGCATTATTAATTGGCATGTTTTCCTTAGTTATTGTTTATTTGTTTGTTTTCTTCTGCGCGGATTGTTTCCCACGCCTCGGCTATCTTATCGCTAAGATTCCGGTAGTTAGACCAGTCTATAGGGTTTTCTTCAAAAAGTCCAGCTTTTTTAAAAAGTTCTACAGTTACGTCTATCATTGCTTTACTATACAGTCTACGACCGACATATTCTTTACCGTTCTTCCCAAATGTTGAAGGAAGTCGATAAGGCGACATCGGTAGTGTACCTCTTTCTGTCCACCATCTAATGGTTTTAGTAGGTCTGGACAAAGCTTTTGCTAATGAGCCTAGCAGATACATTTTGATTACACGGCCATTTGGCAAAGTTCTTTCAGTGTAATCATTTTCCCAGCTAGTGTCAAGTACAGGCTGTTCAATAGGTTCTTTTCGCTTGCGCTTACTACCTGGGTAATAAACGTCAAGGTCGCTAAACATAGCGTCTATCTTATCGCTCACTTGTATTCTCCTTTAAAAATTACTATAGCACTTGGAAAAGGTGCTGAGTTATTTTTAGCAAACCCTGGTTGTTCAAACTTTAGTCTACCTCGTAAAAATCTTATTTCGCCTTTTACAGCGTAGTCGTGCCACCAAGCTGTGTCTGTTCTAGCAGGCACTAGGCAAACTACAGTAGCACCTTTTTGAGACTCTTCGTAGGCTTTTTTCATCCACTGGCCAATAGTCCTGCCGTATGGTGGGTTCATCCACACGGTGCCTGTCCAGCTCTGCGCTAGTGCATTAATTTCTTTATTAAAGTATATGTTTACTTTAAAGTTATGTGCACTAGCGCAGGCGTCCAGGGTAAAATTAAACTCTGAGTTTAACTCGTCAAACAAAGCTTGAGGCGTACCCCAGTCATCAGTTGCACTAGAGTAAAGCCCAGAATTTACTTGGCTCATTATGGGTGAACCTCACAGTGTTGTATTGCCTCAACCTCAGTTGTGTACTGGTCCCAGCAATTGTGTGACTGTTCGCTTTTTATAAGAAAGTATCCGTATACCAATGAAATAATCATTAGTACAAAGATAATAACCAGTTTAACCGGGATATTATTCCCCATCAAGCTTTCCTTTTAAAAGAACAATAGCGTGGTCTAATCCATTTAGGTAATTAGTGTTGCTGCCAAGTTCTACTAAAGCGTCAAACTCAGCAGTAAGCAGTTTTATAATACGTGCGTATTCTGATTGAACACCCTTTTCAAAGTCAGGAAGTTCGTGTAGTTCTGCATCGATTTCTGCCATGCGTGCCATTAGTTTTTCTCCAAAATTAGCGCCCATGAAACCTTTTCAGGAAACATAGACTCGATGTCTTCGTCTGTTAGCTTACCATCATAGTATGCTGCCATGACAGCATCCTGGTCAAGTACTGTAATTGTCTTAGTTACTGAATCAAACAAGCCTTTTTCCTTTAGCAAGTTATCGGCCTTGTCTTCATCAAATACTTTGGACACACGGCGCTGTTTTATAACATTGCCGGTGTTTGACTTTGCGTCATTGATTGGAAGAACTAAGCTTCCTTTTTCATTTGGCTCACCCAGCTCTTCTACTGTGGCCAGGATTCGTTTGCGTAAAGTTGCTACACGTTCTTCGATGTGAGTCACATCTTCTTTTAGTGCTACATACTGCTGAACTTCCTGACGTAGATTGTCTAGGTTATCAGCCGGTGAATCATTGATAATTGGCATTTTGTACCTCTTAGTCTAACCCCCGTGGGGGATGCTAACTCTTAGCTGTACAAAACTAACATCTACTCTGAGACTTTGTCAAGTCCTTCTGCAACAAATTTTTCCATTGCTTCAATAAGGATGCTGGTAACGGTAACTCCCTGCTTAGCGGCCTCTTTTTGGACGGCTAGCCAGAGCTCATCGGATACGCGAATAGTGCGTGTCGGGGTTTTAGGTGCATTAGGCATATACCTAGTATACCAAAATGTATGCACAAAATAAGATAAAACCCCAGCCGTTTGGTCTATCCTTACGGATTACACAGGGACGGTTCTGGGGTCTTCTTATCTAATTATACAAGTATTAAGGCAGCGATTAAAGTAGCAATGGCCACAAATACTAAAACAAGGAATAAACATCCACGTTTTTCATTTTTCCAGCCAAACCAACCAGTCGAATACTTCAACGACTCCCTATGATGTGAATCGTCTGGAATGGGGTCTGGGTAAGGATTTATAAAGCCACCAGCCACTACTTACTCCTTATAATTACTTGATATCAATGACTTTTGGCTTCTTTTCATCAGGTACATTTTTGATGAGTTTGACCGATAAGATACCATCTTTAACGGTGGCTGATTCTACCTCATAAAACTCAGCCAAGGCAAAGGTGAGTTTAAAATCGCGTCCAGCAATGCCATTGTGAACGAGCGTTCCTTCTGCTTCTTTATCTTCTTTTGTGCCTTCAATGCTCAACGTCCTTTCTTCGACTGTAATTGTAAGGTCCTTTTTAGTGAACCCAGCCACAGCGACGTTGATGAGGGTGGAATCGTTTTTTTGGTCAATGATGTCATAAGGAGGATAGCTAGGCTTTAGCGCAGCTAAACTTTTTAATTCATCTAGAATTGGTGACCAACCAATTGCCCAGCGGTCTAGGCTAGGGAATAAGTCATTAATAGTAACGACTTTAGGTGGAACAGGCTTCTTCCACTTTTCGTAGATATCTTCTGGACTGTGCGGGTTTGGAAGTGGTGGATACGGTTTACCGTACGGGGCTCCGTGCTTGTCCCACGGGTCTGGAAATTGATTATCAGTTATTTTCATGTTGTCTCCTTAGACGACAACTGTGCCTTGGTACATTTACTGCCCATAGCACAGCATTTATTTACGGCACCCAATTGGCGTGCCTAGGTAAAGTATATCAAAAACTGTAGTTACTGTTTAGGTAAAGCAGCCTTGCTATAAACTTTATGACGCGAAATGCTCATTTTATATTGGCTCTTTAAAAGATTTCTAGGGCGGCGGAGATGTAAATGCTGGCTTTTTCTCATATGAAACGGGAGAAAATTGGACAACTACATCCTCCTTTTTAGATGGGTGGTGCCAGTTTCCCAGCACCACCCTATACCTTGTCGGGTGTTTCCTTCCACTGCACGTGGTTGGTCTAGTAAATCTACGGCTAGTATGACATAAAATAAAAACCCCGCCACCCTAAACGAGTGACGGGGCTGTATTACTTTTTTATAGAGTTGGTATTACCCGGACAAATCTAATCTGTCCGCTCTTGTAATCCGTTAATGGCTGAATTATCGTAGAGTGAACTCCTCGATGTGCATTAATTATTTTTCCATTTCCAATGTAAATGGCGGCATGATAAAAATCAGTACTTCCGTTGTAAGCAAATACAACGATATCTCCAAGTTTAGGGATAGATACTCTTTTACCTAAATGCCCTTGGGCATCAGCCGAATGTGGTAGTTCGATTCCGAATCGTTCATAGGTCCAGCGCACTAGACCTGAACAGTCCCATCCACGAGGACTGGCACCAGAAAACACATAAGCAGTTTTATCTACCCTAGTTTCAAGGTACTTGATTACTTGTTTCATTCTTGCAGTATTCCGATGCGCCTTAGCATTTTTAATTAGTTGCTTGTGCACTGGAACTTGCTTTATTTCTTTTGTAACTACACTAACAACTTCTGGCGTATGTGCTGTAGCTGTTGATGCAGCGCAACCGGCAAGAGTTAATACAATACCGGCTATCATTGCGTACTTTTTCATTTAGCGACCTTACCTTTCATTTCTTTAGTACTGGGGTCGTTTATTGTCGAAGTGACATTCACTATTAAGTTATAGGTAAGACCATAACATAGAAATACAGCGGTGCGCAACGTTTAGCCAAAAAAACACACCTAGCTGGTAGATAATGGAACTGACCCTATTTGTCAAATTAATCGCGCAGTTATCTGCTTAAAACACGCGTTTCTATACCTAAACTCCCCTATAAATCACTAGTTTAGAAAATTATTATGAAACTTTTTAACAATGTTTTGTTACGCGTGCTAGCAACTTTTGTCGCCTCCGCACTAGGCGTAATTGGTGCCGGTACAGTTGCTGGCTCTATGAGCGGCATACAAATTCCTATTTGGTTTAGTGCCGTAATGGGTGGTGTGATGGCTGTAGCTAAAGTAGTAGAACTTTTAGCTTTGGCTTTTCTAGAAGATGGAAAATTAACCATTAATGAAATTAACGCGGCTTTCCAACAGACTGTTGCCCTTAAAAATGTAAAGGATACTAACGATGAAAAATCTTCGTAAATTTTCAACTTTATTTGTAGCTACAACCTCATTATTTCTTATGTTTGGTATGGCTAGTCCGGCCATGGCTGATAGCACAACTGACTACAATCAAAAAGTTGCTGAAGCACAAGCTAAAATTCAAGACCTACAAAATCAATTAGACAATGCTCAAGCTAACTTAGACAGTTGGACTAACTCGTCTAACTCTCAGGCTGACCTTATTAACTCTGCCCAAACTGCCGCTACTGAGGCAAAAGATGCTTTAGACGCTGCTGTTGCTGATTACAATGGCAAAAAAGCTAATTATGATGTTGCTTTTGCTGATGTTCGTGCTGCTGAAGCAGTAGTCGCTCAGGCAGTAGCCGCAGTAAATGCTGCTGCTGACGTTGTGGATTCTACTTATGATTCTTACGCAATAGCCCAGCAGAATGCCGACAACGCTCAGGCTGTTATGAATCAAGCTAAAAATGACTATGACACTAAGTTAATCAACGCTGGTGGTCAGGGCAGTAGTGCAGGTTTGAAGGTAGATGTCTACACAGGTATCGGTCGTTATGGAAACCCTCCACAGAAGTCAGATACTGTTTACACCAAGTGTAAGACAACTACTGTAAGCAACATTGACCTTAACTGGGGTGGCGGTGACATTCTAGGTTGTGGCTCTGATTACATCATGCTTCACTACAAGGGTTACATCACGTACCCAACAACCACTAAAGTTTACTTCCAGGCTCCTGCCGATGACGGTTTCTACATGTCTATCAACGGAACTCAGGTAATCAATGACTGGTCATTAAAGGGCTGTGGAGCAAACTCTACAGGATTGTTCTCCTTTACTGGAGGTAAATCTTATGCTATTGATGCTTGGTTCTACGAATGGACTGGCGGTGCTTGTTCTAGCCTTTATTACAAGCCTCTAAGCGGTAATTCTTATGCAGTAGCCCCTGCGTCGTTTTTTACACAAGACGCAGTAGTCACTATGGTTAAAGACCCAGCACTTCTTTCCATATTAAACGCTAAGACTGCTCTTTATGTTCAGGCAGTAGCCGCTGAAGAGCAGGCAAGTGTAGTTTATGGAAATGCTTGTGATGACTATGACGGTAAGCAAATTACCTATGAATATGCAGGTAGTGCTTTAGCAAGTAAACGAGAGATACTTAGGCCTTTAGAAGATGTTATGAGTAATGCCGAAGTTGTTTGGCAAAACAGTAGCGATACCAAGGTGGAGGCCGATGCCAACTTGCGTGACTTAAAAGCCCAATACAGTAGTACATTTGCTGCTATTGAATCTGCAGCACAACAGGTAGACGACCTAGAAGCCAAAGTTGCTCAAGCAAAGGTGGACTTAGCAAACATTCCAAAACCTTCTGCTGCGGATAAAAGACGGTCAAAAAAGAATAATCCTAAGTACTTTGCTGATGGTGCCTATCTTCCTAGACAAGCGTTTTTGATAAATTTAAAATAATTCCCCCAAAGGAGTTTCACAACGATAATCCAGTTGCGGGAATTCCATTGTTGGGGGCAGCATTTCAAGGATTAGCTGACGCATTTAATGCTTTAGGCAACATTGGTGCAGATTTACCACCTGCTGTGCGAGCAAAAGCACAAAAGGTAGTTATTTCTGCAATTATTGTTACACAGGTTGCAACACAGGCTGCAACTATGGCTGCTCAAAGTGCTGCTTCAGCAGCGGCTAGTGCGGCTTCCAACTCTGGTGGGGGTAGTTCATCATCAGATAGCTCATCAAAAAAGGTATCAGGAAGAAGACGAGAAAAATGAAATTCCTAAATGATTTAATTGGCCAAATTTGGACTCTGCTAGGCATGTTTGTTGCTTGGGTAGTTCTTGAAGGTTCTGCTAAAACAATAGTTGGTTGGTGCATTGTTGGCTCATTAATTATCTGGATTATTACTTTTCCGCTGCGTAATCGCGACGAATAAGTCATAATAAAAGTGTCCCCCACCCCCCTAGACAAAGGATACCATTATGTCGGATGAACTAAACCTAGACGCTGTAGAAGTAACCGAAGCTGAGCTTGAGGCTGAGCTTAAGGTTGTAGAAGTAGAAGAAGCTGAAGAAGTTGTAGAAGCTGAAGAAGCTGAAGAGGCTGAAGAAGTAGAAGACGCAGCTGACGCTGAATAATTTACCTAAAACCCGGGTATTTGCTATATAGCAGGTACCCGGGTTTTTCTTTTCCCCTGTAAAATGCCTGTAAATACGGGACAATAGATATGTCCCCTCAAACCCTTCGAAAGGAACCTCAATATGGGTAACTGGATTTTCCCAGTAAAGAAGGTAAAGCTTGGATCACTATTTGGAGCAGTAGACCAATGGCACAAAGCCCCTGGTCATCGTGGAACAGACTATAATGGCTTTGCTATCGGTGAACCACTATTTGCCGTAAATGACGGTGTAATTGCCGTAAACAAGTTCAGCGCAGTTCTAGGTAACGTAGTTGTACTTAAAGTTGATAATCACTACTTTGGTTATTGCCACATGAACGAGCCATCACCACTTAAGGTTGGCACAGTTGTAAAGTCTGGAGATGTAGTCGGTAAGGCCGGAAACACTGGCTCTGCAAGCTTTGGCTGTCACCTACACTTTACTCTAAGCACAATTCCAGAAGGTGTGTTTGGCGGTAAGGTCTACAACGCACATGACTTTATTAAAAGTCAGATTGCAAAACAAAAGGCTGCTCCAGCAGTTAAAAAAGCTGTTCCGGCAGTTAAAAAAGCTGCTCCAGCCGCAAAACCTGCAGATGTAAAGGTCTGCCCTACTTGTAAACAGGAGATTAAATAATGAAGCAACTTTTTAATTTAATTAAACGCACTATTGGTGTAATTATGTTTGCTGCAATTCCAGGTATGGCTACCGGTGCTGCATCAGGTATTGGCCCACTTCTAGGTGCTTTAAACGGTGTTATGACCGTATTCTCGTCAATCATCATTTACTTTGGTGTTCAACTTGCTTGGGATGCAACTATTTCAAACGAAGAAATTGAAAAGGGTTTCCGCGCAGCTGTTGCGAAGCAGTCAGCAAATGACCCTGAAATTAAAGAAGCACTGGTACAGTCAGCCTCTGATACACCTCAGCTTGGTGATTTTGGTGACTTGTCTGAGCTTGAAGGACATGAAGACGCCCCACTAGCGTAAATAGTAAAAAAGCCCCCTGCTTAATTAGCAGGGGGTTTTTTTACTTCTTGCGAACTAGTTTGCGCTTGATTGCATCAAAAATCTTCGGATATTTTTTTGGTGCTTTGCCGTTATTACGGCCATCTCCAGCTTTTTTAACTGGTGCTGGTGCTGCTGGCTTTCCTTTTGCCATTATTTCTCCTTATATTTCGTAACCTGAGTTAGTTGCTCGCCACACACTAGGTGCGTGGTTTGCCTCTACTTCAGCCTTGTTTTCTGGGCTGTCATAAAGTCTTAATATATGTACGCAAGGGTCGTCTCCGCGGTCATACTCTTCGTACTCATCCTCGCTCATAGGTAAGCCATCGTGAGTGTGGCAGACACTAGGTCCAATCCAACCTTGAGTAAGGCCGTGTTGCAGCCATTCTTCAAACGTCATTAGTTTCTTCCCCAGCCCCCGCCTCTAAACTGAACTGCTCCTATTTTAAACACTCGGTTTAAAGGAGTTGAGCAATCTTCGCATACTGGCTTTGGCTGTTCATTCATTTCATGTATTAATAAAATTGATTTATTACAGTGTTCACAGTGATACTCATATGTAGGCATATTACACCGACATATCTAATAGGAAACCACGAAGTGTGCCAATTGTCAAGTCCACTCCGCCGTTTTCGTTAATTCCAGTGCCGTCAATAACTGCAGAAGCCACAGCGTTCTTTTGCTGGAGAGCCGCGTGTTGACGAACTTCCACTGAGTTAGTAACTAAAAAGTCTTGGATTACAATAGTTTTCCAAGCGGAAGAAGCCCTACGAATACGCCCATTACGCTGAATAGCAAGACCAGAAGACCAAGGTAAATCATAATTGATAAGCATGTTGGCGGATGGTAGGTCAACTCCATAGCCACCAGCATCTGAACTAATAAAAACACGAATATTAGGGTCATTATTAAGAGCATTTTTGTGTTTTTCCTTTGTTTTAGCATCTAGTTGTCCGGTGTATGTAACGCTTATGTCTCTACCAATGCGGTCAGCAATAATATCTACCATATCAACATATGAGCAAAATACAACTAATTTATTCTTTTCGTCTTGGTCTAAAAAGTCTTTTACGTATTTAATGAATACTTCTAGCTTTGTATTAGGTAATTTATCTAGTAAACCTTCGTCATCTAATTGAGCTGCATATGCTGAACCCTGCCCATTATCAGCACGGAATTTTTCAGCACTAATCTGTAAAAGCTCTGGAGAACAGGTCAGCATTTTAAGGCAGCCTATTTTAGACATTAGTTGACCTCGAAGTTCGTCTGCAGGACCTCCCCAAGACTTCTCAAAACCATAATGAGCTAGCACGTTAAAGTTGCTGCCGAATAAAGTTTGTGCATTATCTAGGTCTAGCAATAAGTCATCCGCAATGCGCTTGTAAAGACTAGCGGTCTTTCTATCCATCATTACATACACAGGGTCTTTGTGGATAGTTGCTGGCAAGAATGGGGCCACATCTGGGTCACTCTGTGCTTTACGAACAGAGGCTTCTTTCATTCGTTCATGCAGAGTAGGTAGATTTCTATAACGCTCTACTCCACCCCAAGCGTTGCGTACAATGAACGTCATATCAAACTTATCAAATCTGCCAAGGACGCTTTCGTCTACAAACTGCATGATGCTAAATAGCTCTTCTGGTTTACCATTTTCAATAGGTGTACCGGTGAGAGCAAACCTATACTTAGATGTGGCTAGCTTTTTAACTGCCTTAGCGCGTTTAGATTTAAATGATTTAATAGCAGTTGCTTCGTCCAACACAATAAAACCGCGTGGTAGCTTACTTACATACTCCCAGTCATTAACTACCTGCTCGTAATTCATAATGATGTAATCAACACCGTAGGTTTTCCACTTTAGCGCCTTTTGGTATTGGCGTTTACGCTGGTCCTGAGTGCCATCAATTACAAGGGCATTAGAGCCATTAGTAAATTTAGTAATGGAAGACTGCCATTGGTATTTAAGGCTAGACAAACAGATGATTAGACCAGGCTCGGTAATTTCTCCGTCATCCATTAGTTCTTCAATTGCAGCGATAGTCAAGACTGTTTTACCAAGCCCTAGGTCATAAGCAACTAGCATCTTGCCACGCTCAGTCATTTTATCAACGGCTTCTGGCTGATAAGGTAGCAGTGTTCCTACAAATCCCATGTCAGTGCTCCTAGACCGTTTACGGAGTGCTTAGCGTTATCCAATCCGGTAAGGATTTCAATACGGCTCATTGCGCCTACGTCTTTCATATCTGTGTGGCCATAGTTAAAGTACCAAGCCTCAAAGTTTTGCTCCAACATCTTTTTAGATGCGTTAATGCCAGACTCGTCGTTATCTAAAGCAAACAAGATTTCATCTGCCTCTTTAATCAACTCAATCTGAGCACTAGAAATCATAGAGCCATAAGTAGATACTGCTCCAGTTATTCCTACAGACTCTAATCTTACTACGTCTAGTGGGGACTCTACAACAATCATGCGTCCGCCAGAATACCTGTTAAACCCAAATAACGTTGTAGACTTCTCTACCCCAGTTGGGTAGTTTCGGAAATAACGGCGACTAAACCCTTTTTCCTGCCATCCGAGTAATTTATTTGAATGCGGGTCACGAATTACTGATATCCAGTTTGAGTGCACGGTATCCCAAAGCAGTTGATGTTTTTCAGCAGCTTCGTATGTAAATCCACGGGCCGATAGCGCGTGTGCTGGAGGTAGCGTAAACAAAGCAAGTCTTGACTCTGTGATATTAGTAACTTCTTTGAATACAGATTCTTGTTCTTGTTCTTCTTCTGGAGCACCTAGCTGGATGTTATTAAAAGATAGATATAACCAGTCTTTAGCATCGGCGTAATCTAAGAAACCATTGGCATCTTTTAATTTTTGCACGGTTGCAATCAATGACCACAAGTTACCTTTGAATCCGCAGGAGAAACAGATGTGTGCACCAGTGTCAGAGTTAATCCACCATGACGGGCTACGGTCTTCCTTGCCAGTAATTTCTTTGTGGCCTGGACATAGCGCAAGGATTTCTGAGCCGCGTGCGTTGACCGGTTCAATATCTAAACGGCGTAATACCGTTTCCATCTGTTCTAGTCTCATACGTCATCACTAGTCATTTCACGGAACAATCCGCTTGCCCAATCCCACATTAGGGATGCCTCTACGTTACCGCTGTTACGAGCAGCCATGACCTTTAGGGTTCTGGTATCGTCTACGTTTTCGTCCTCACGCTCAAGACCAAACACAACATCTGCGTCCTGCAGGAATGATGATGAGTAACCGATTGAGTCAGTAGATACTTTACCCTTTTTAGTCTTCCAGTTAAGCGCCTGTGTAGTGATAACGATTGGCTTGTTTGTACGCTGGGCTAGACGCTTTAGCGAACGAGTAATTCCAGTCAAGGCTTGTGGGGTGTTTGACTCACCGGTCTGCTCATCTAGCATCAAATACACACCGTCAATAAATACGACATCTGGATTAAGCGTTTGAATCTTGCTCTGAATAGCGGACACGGTAATACCATGAGCGGCATCTACAAGCCAGAAGTTAGTAGGGTCATCTGCCATACTGTTCAGCGAGTCTTGGAATCGTTTTTCTTCATCTTTGGTCAGAGTACCTGAAATCAAGCGGTTGTGAGAGACCAGCGCACGCATCGAGTCATAGCGGTTCTGCTGTTCGCGGTTAGTCATCTCAAATGACTGGAACATAGGCGACATCTCTTGCTTGTGAATATTATTAGCAATCTGCAAAGCAAGCGTTGACTTACCTGTCTTAGGCGTAGCAACAATTACAATTAGCTGACCCTTTTGCAAGCCGTTGGTTACAGCATCAATGGTAGGGAATCCGGTAGCAACTCCTAGTAGGCCAGGATTGTTCTTGCGGAATAAGTAATCTTCCCAGCGTGACTCTGTGGTGGTAATCAAGTTAATGTCTGAGGTCTTATTTAGCCCCTCTTCTTCAAGCTTTACTAGCCCGCCCTGCATAAGCAGCAATGCTGCCTCGTGGTCTTTTTCGTTTTGGATTGCTTCTACTGCTTGACGTAGCGTATTGCTAATAGAAAGCTTGCGTCGCTTATCTACTAAGTCATCAAGTAGGAAGTCAATTGAGTCAGTTAGTTCCGCCACACGATAGGTAGGGAAGTTAGCCGCAATTACTTCTTCGCTTGGGCACTCACCGTACTTGGCAAAGTGCGTACGCAGGTAAGTCCAGACACGCTTGTCATCTTCGTTAGAAAACCAAGAGTCTGATACGCCGCGCTCAAATAGGGAAGATAGGTCGCGGACACGAATGGCCGCACCGATTAGTTTTGTTTCTGTACTCATAATGAAGGAAAGTCCATCCCCCATCGACCATACCGAAGTAGTCGCGATGGGATATCAATTACACCGATAACCTCTGGTCGATAAGGTAGTTCTTTAACTAACTTCTCAACCGATTTGTAAGACGAGCCGTAGCGAAACGGATTCGTTCCGACTTTGTCTAAATGAAGCATTAACTCTACCATCTCATCTTCAGAGTGCGTAAAGCTAATAAGCTCCATTGTAATACCTCGTTTAAGCGAAGTCATATACAGATGGCTAAGAACCATGCGGTTATATTCCTTACGTCTTTTTTTAACTGGTATAAACCCTAGTACTTTTGTGTCGTCTTCGTAAACATCGGTAATAACATCAGCAGTTACTATAATCCGCTGTGGCAAAGAATTGCTAATATCATTACCCTGCATTAGTAGACCTCGACTTTGCCGTGCTTTAAAACAAGCTCTCTAAAAGTCTGTTCTGAAAGCATGGCAGTAGCCAGTTCTTCTTTAGTTACTTTGCTAGAAAAATCAAACTGGTAAACGCCGTTATTCTTTTCGATTCTACTTTCAATTAACGCAGTATGCTTACAACTATTTTTTGATGCAAAGCCAGGGCAGGTACAAAGTAAGTTCTTATTCTTATCGCTGCTTACTTCAAATATTCCCGGCCCAGGGTTATCCGATTGATTAGTCAAAAAAACTTGTAGCAATCTTTTATCAGTCATTATTTCCTCAAATCTGATGAAGAGTCCATGTTGACGTAGATAAACGCTTCGTGAACAAACGATTGAGTAGCAGAGCCGTAGTGGGCCTCCCAATCATCCATCTTGATATTGGTAGTGACTATTGTAGGTAGACCATTATTAAATCTAGTTCTAAGAACGTGGTGAAGCATATTCTTCTGCCAGCCAGACGCGCTAGCGTGCTCCTTACCTACATCATCTAGGACTAGAACTCGGACGTTGTAAGCATCGTCATAGGCCTCACCAAGGATGCCATTGTAAAGCAACTCGTCATCGTTGTCGTGGTCTTCCATAATTGCCCCTTTGAGGTCAAGCAAAGCGTTATAGGTTAGGAAGTACGCAGGTCGAGAAACTGTTTTGCCCGGTGTCATACCTAAAACTTCTGGAGCAGCTTTGCGCAGAACCTCTTGTAGCAAAGTATTAGCCATAGTGGTCTTACCGCGACCTGGGAGTCCATAGAGCATTAGTCCAAGCCCGCAAGTTTGCTTTCCCTCGGCCCTAATAACTTTATCTGAGTTAACTGCAGAAACCCACTTAGTGACGGCCGTCATTACATCCGCAGAGACGTCAGAACAGTCCTCAAGGGTCCATCCAAGCTTGGCTGGGGGAATACTTGCAATTTTCACCCAAGTCCGTCTACGGGCCGGCAAATCGTTTGGCTTATACATTTTCATCCTCGTCTAGCAGAGCAAGCTTACGGCTGGTTAGTTCTTGGTCACGAATAATGTTCGTTTCCATCTGCTCTACCGTGATAATACTCTCACGAGCCTGAGTTAGCAAGCTGGGGGCTTTGTAGAGAAATGCTCTCCAAAGGTGGTTACCGTCTGTGTACTTGTCGTGCTTAAGGGTGCTAAAGAATAACTCTATAAGCTTGAGTTCCACTTCACCGTCCGTATCATTCTGTTTCCGGAATACCGAGAGTGCCTGTACAAACCGGGACTGAGTGATACTGAAGGGCTTAATTGACCAGATGTCAGCCATTCGGTCCCCGAACTCATAGGCAACATCCTTGCATGTCCAGTCGGTTGGAGAAATCTTGGAACGGTGGAGGTCTTTACGCTGCTGTGCCTTAGCCTCACGAATTTCGGCATACTCGGTTTTCTTTTGCGCCAGGTGCTTTGCACGCTCCACAAGAATCTCATCATCTGGAGACGAAGTCTTTTCAAAGAACTCATAACCCACTTGTTTTTCCTTCCCCTCGACCTCGTCGAGGAATTTATTTGTAGCTATATTAGTAGTACTAGCTGTACTGCTATTAGAAATACTGCTTACTAGCTGTACTGCTATATGGCTGTATCCAGACAATACCATTTTGGTCACGTCTGACATTACCACTTTAGTTTTAGTTCCGCCACCAACTAGTCGGGTCATTTTGATGCAATTTGCGTCTCGTAGTTCCTGCAGGACAGATAAGCTTTTACGTCTGCTTAAGCTTTTGTATTCCATTAGAGTACGGTGATTTATTGTAATTGTAGGGTTTAAGTACAGGAAAGCAAGGCAGTCCTGTGCCTGCCTACTGATGTTTACGGACATACTATTCCTTGATAATGCGTTTAAACTCTTTAGCAAATGAGCGAGCAAAAATCTTACCCATCTCAGATACTAATACGACTAGGTTTTCTTCTAGGTCGTACTCGCTATCATAGTCTTCTTCGTCGTCAAGCTCTTCTATATCCTCAACCTCAGTTGTTAATTCAATAGTAGGGGCCTCAAGCTTAGTAACTACTGCCTCTACTTCAGGCATTGCAGTTATCTCTGGCTTTAAAATTGGCTCAGAATTTAGTGGAATAAGCACTAGCCCATCTGTAAGATCATAAGCTAAAATACGAGATTCCTGGGCTTTAGATGCCGCTAATTGGCATTCTGGGTCCTCATCACTCCATAACATAAAGAACTTAAGGTCTTCAGCAGAATTTTCCGCAAATAACTCATCATAGCTATTATCCGTGTATTGAAGTATTGGAATACCTTTATCAGCAGCCCATTGTTCTGCCCAAGTTATCCCATCGGATGGGACTTTATCATATACTGTGGCGATAATAGCTTCATCAACTGAATCTACTACATCACTAATTAGGGCCTCTACATTAGCCCGGGTTGTTTTTGCGTTACCTATAACCGCGATGGTTACTCGTCTCATACTTACCTCCTATGAACGGAAGTATTAGTATACACAAAAATTGTGAGACGTCAAGAAGTAGGTACGCCCGTAAACAAAGCCCAGTTTGACCACACAGGCAAATATTCAGGAATTACTACCGGAAGTCGACTAAGCGAAGAAACCTTGTTTTTATAGTAAAGGCTTCTAGCATTTGTGCTATTTCCGCCATTTTCCCATAAAATATCATCAGTGTTTCTATAACCGGTAGTTCCGTCAAAATATGAATTTGCGTAAGACGTCTGCTCAAGTAGCGCAGCATCAAAATAATGAACTTCAGAAGTAGCGACAGAGTTTACTGTAACGGTAACAACTACAGCAGTAGCGTTAGTAGGGGCAGTTCCAGTTACGGATAAACGAGTCCAAGCAGCAGTACTAGTTGAGATATCAGTTCCATCAGTTGTAGATATTAATGATGCACCGTTATACCAGTCAAGCCTTATTCTGGCTGTTCTAGAAGTAGCCGCAGACTTTACATAAATAGATGCTGTATAGGTAGAGCCAGCTGTAGCAGCAACTCCTGAAGTTATATTAGCCCAACTATTTCCGGCAGCCGACGCGGTTAAAGCAAGAGATGAAGTACCTGCATACCCATTGGACGTGTTTCTAGAAATTGTCGTGTTTATTCCAGCAACCCAGTTAGAAATGTTAGTCTCAAAAGATGGATTTAAAATTTTATTAATTCTATTTGGCTGCAGATAAAGGTCAATTCTTCTAGCATCGGCATAAGTAATTGCAGAGGTACCGGCGTGGAATTGAGCAGCATCAAAGTAATGAATTTCACCAGTAGCAGTGCTATTTATAGTAATTTGAGGGGCTGCGTAAACGGCATTTGTTGGAGCTGTTTTATTAGTGTTTGTAATCCTAGTCCAAGCAGAAGTGTTGTTATTAGCAGAGCTTGTTGCACTCGTGCTTAAAAGTACTCCGTCTTTGTCATACCAGTTAATAGCTAGAGTTATAGAACGCAAGGTAGTTTTAGCCCAGCTATAAATAGAGAAAGTATAAGCAGTCCCAGCTGTTACCGGTATTCCGTAAAGAACAGGGTTAAATATCGGGGTGGTGTCGGTTGAATATCCGTATTTAATTGTGTATGTCCCTCCAGTAGTGGAAGTGTGCTTAAGCATACCAACACGTACGTTAGGATAATTTGCCGGAGAACCGGATTCAATATACGGAACAATGCTTCCATCTGAAGTGGCTATTGAGATAGTGTTAGTTGTATTAGATACTAAACTCCAATAACTGTAGGTAGTCTCAAAAGAGGCGCAATCAGTAGTTAAAAATAAGTTTTTAAGTGTACCTATCTCTGCGTTATACCCAGAGAATGCAGCTATGAATTTTTTAATTCCGGCGACAGAACCTTTAGTTAGGTAAATATCCGCAGCATATTTTAATAATTTACGGGCTTGTCTAATACCCATAGAGCTCTCGTAGTTAAACCCAAACTCATTTAGCAATGCCGGAATTAACCTAGCGTCCAAATTATCTACGTTGTATCTATACGTAGTATTTTCTGCCATTGTTTTAAACAGATCGTACTCAAAAGCAAATATTCTTAAGAAGTTAAATAAATCGGTATTTTGTGATGCAGCAGAGTCAGTCGGAAATGTGTATGCCTCTGGCAAATACTTATACATCAAACTAGCTGTTGAGTAATCTTTTACAGATACTGACAGAGCGTCACCTAATTTAACCCAAGATGCAGACGCGTCTATATACGCAAAAATTGAGTAATAGTATGTT